ACTCTTCAAATAGATAATTTTGAACCAGTTGAATTAATTAAAGAACAAGATGAATTTAAGGACAGACTTGTTGAATTTTTTGATGAGGATGAAGAAGTATCTGCTCATGATTTAGCGGAAACTTACAAAGACGAAGTTCTCGGACAAGAAAGATTTATAGATGAACTCATTCACGATGCCATGATAACAAAAGACTTTACTAATATAATTGATTGGAATCAAGTAAAATTAGTTAAAGAAGAAGTTGAAGTGGTAGATGAAAAGTTTTTTAAAGCTTATCAAAAAAGACTTGAAAATTATCCTTTGATGGAAGTAAAACTTTTTGATTGGGAAACTTCGGTAAATGTTTCTTTAGTAGAAACTGAAACACAAAAGATTGTAAATACAACTGCTGTTGAGAAAGCTAATGAACTTTGGAAAAAAGATGATTTTAAGGCAAAGTTTTCAGGAGCTGCCGCTACTTTTATAGAAGATGTAGAAGAAGGAACAGAGGAATTAAAAGAAGTTTTTGAAACTTATCCTCAAATTTATTTCTTAAGCAATGCTGATAGAAAAGCCTTGCTAGGAAAGACAATTATTACTAATAAAGAACTTAAAGAAAGCATGGATATTCTATTAAAAGGAATAGATTTGCTTTTTGAAAAGTTTGATCTTGCTGACTTGAAACAAGAATATCTTGTTGATCATGGTGCTTGTCCTGAAGAGGAACATGAAAAGAAAGGAAAGAAGAAGCTTAGTAAGATGTATGCAAAAGATACTGACGCTGAAAATAATTTCGAAGATCCAGAAGCTAAAGGTAAACCTTCCAAAGAAGAAGAACCAGAGGAAAAAGAACCTAAAGAAAAGAAAGAACCTGCTCTTGAACTTTCTTCCGAAGAGCTGGGAAAACTAGCTTCTGAAATAAAGAAATTAGCAGATAAAGTTGAAGATGAAGGCTTGAAAGATAAATTATTGAGCATAGCTGAAAAGCTTCATAGTGGAAAAGAAGAAGGAACTAGACCAGATGTTGTAAAAGAAGCTGTGTCTATTCTCTCACTTTAAGGAGAAAACAATGAGAAAAATACTACTTAAGGAAGAATTTAGCAAAGAGCACTACAACGAAATAGCGGAACTAGCTAAAAAATATCATAATATTGAGCTTAAAAATTTAGTTTCTGATCTTGTTTCACTTGAAGAAAAAGAAAAGAAATTAGATACATTAAAATCAAAAGCTATTAATAGAGATCTTTCCGATAAAGAAGATAGAAATAAAAAAGAATATGAGCTAGCAATCTCTCACAAAAAAGATAAATTAAGAAGAGCTAATACTATAGCCCAGGAATTAAAAAAAGGAAAAGAAGAACCAGAAAAGGCTAGAGAAAAAATTGAGAAAAAAGCTGGAGCAGAGCCAGAAGTAAATCTTCGTAGAATTAGAACTATTGAGAGAGGACATGGCTTAAGATCTGAAAATTATAACTGGAAATCTAGAGTTAGATTTTATTTGTTAGGAGAAGGAATTAAATCTTCTTCGAAAACAAGAGGCTAATTATGGACACGACTCTTCTAGAAGATTTTAATCTTTTGGAACAATATTCAATACATAAGACTGAAAGTGCTACTCCAAATTATTATTTGCGTGGCATCTTTTCTCGTTGTGATGTTCCAAATAAAAACAAAAGAATTTATCCACGAACAGTAATGGAAGAAGCCATTAATCAAATTCGTCCTCTTCTTGAGAAAAGAGGTCTAGTCGGTGAACTTGATCATCCTGCTACTCCAAAGATAAATGTTCGTGGAATTTCTCATGTAATAACAAAACTTGCAATGGCCCCAGATGGTGCTATTCTTGGTGAAGCAGAAGCAATAGATTCACATTTACAAAAATTAATGGATGCGCATGTTCGTCTAGGAGTTTCAACAAGAGGTCTTGGAAAAGTTGAATCTTATCATGGAAATCTTGGAGAAGGTTTTGTGCAAGTGCAACCGGGATATGAAATAAAAGCAATAGATATTGTTTTTGATCCTTCACAAGGTTCTTTTCCAAATTATGTAAAAGAAGATGTGGAAGATCCTAAAATAATTTTAGGTTCAACCATGAAGTTTCGTAAAGTTTGGGAAGATATTTTTGGAGATAAAATATGAATATACTAGACCAAGACATGAGTTTTTTTAAAAAAGCAACTTAAAAAATTATTGATGAAACTAAAGTTTTAAATAATCCAGATGCGAAAGTAGTTTGGAAAATAGCAGAAGGAATGATGAAAGTTTTAAACAAATACAAAAATCAGTTAGGAGAGGAAAATATGAAGGTAAATAATTATGTAAATCTTTTTGAAATGGCTAGAGCTGATCTAGAAGGAGTAGTTGAAGTTGTAAAGTCTGGAGACTTTGATAAGGCTGCTTCTATGTATATTTCAAAAGCAAAAGCTAGAGGCTTAGATGCTAAGAAAGTAGTTATTGGACTCGGTTCAACATTTAGAAATTATGAAGATATGGGAACTGAAGAAATTAAACAACTTAAAGATAAAATAAAAGAAAAGCTGGGTGGAGAACTTCCTGAAAAAAAAGAAAAGAAAACTGCCGAAAAGAAAGAATCTTCTCCAGAAGAAAGAAAAGTACATGCAGCAACTATTAAAACAGGAGCAGCTAAAAAAAAGGCTGAACTTATAAAAAAGCCAAAAGAAGCAGAGATGACAACTGAATCTTCTCAAGTGGCAAGGGGAAAAAGAATGAACTTAAGAGATGAAATTTTGTATAGGTCTGGAATGCTTCCTGAAGGTACTTACAAAAGAGATATAGAAGAAGGAATTGCAGGATCAGAGGGAGATCAAGCTGTAGCTGGAAATAAAGACGAGAAAAAGAAAAAGAAAGGCAAAAAAATAACTAAAAAAGTAGAAAAAGAAACAGATAGTGTATTATTTGCTAAGAGCAAAAAAGATTAAATAAAAGTAAAAGGTGTATTTTTTCGATATTGAAAAGATAATTTGGATGTTATCTCTCTTAATGAAGAGACCCACCTTTTAAACTATGTTAAAAATCAATATTGGAGGATTTATATGGCAGAAAACATGGAGAATATACTAGACAGAGACTTGGATTCTAATGAGGAACAAGCTATTAGAGAATCTCTTGAAACTTGGAGAGAAGAAGTCTATAACCAGCTTCTTGAAGAAGTTGAGCAACTTAAAGAAAGTAAACTTGAAGAGTTAGAAGAAGCAAATGTCGAATTTAGGGAAACACTTAAAGAAGAATATGCTGATAAGATGATAAAAGCTCTTAATGAAATGAAAGAAGAACTTAGAGCAGAGGTTCTTTCAGAGGTTTATGAAAATAATCCTGAATTACAGATTCTAGAAAAAATTAAGGAAATTATAGCTCCTACTCTTAATGAAGAGTATCTAGGTAATGTATATGCTCAAGAGTTACAAACTCTTAAGGAAGAAAATATAGCACTTAAAGAACGAATGAGATTGGAAGAAGGAGCAAAGACATTAGCAGAACTCATTTCTCCTTATTCTGAAAAAACTCAAAATATTCTTCTTTCTTTAATAAAAGAAGGTGGTCCGGAAGAAGTTGCCGAACAATTTTATAATTTAATAGAAAATCTTGAATCTTTGGAAGAAGAAGACGAAGTTGAAGAAGACGAAGAGGACGAAGAAGAAGACGAAGAGGACGAAGAAGACGAAGAAGAAGAAGAAGAAGAAGAAGAAGAAGAAGAAGACGAAAACGAAGAAGATGAAAACGAAGAAGAAGCCTCCGAGTCAACTGAAGAAGATTTTGAAACTTATATTAAAGAAGAAGTTCAAGGTGAAGAAAAACCAGCTGCTAAGAAAGGTAAATCTTTAAAAGACGAAATGAATAGACTAGCTGGTAATAAGTAAAGGCATTTTTTATCGTTCTGTAAAGATAAAAAAGTGACTTATAATTTTTTACATAAAAATGGAGGGACTCTATGTATATAGATAAAGAAACAAGGATTCAACAGGAAAAAGATTTAGTCAATAGGTGGGAATGGCTCACTGATGGTGTTGATGACTATGAACAAAAGTTGAATACTTCTATTATTCTTGAAAATTCATATGACACAATGATTTCTGAGGGTCAAGTTACTGATGGTTGGCTAGAGTCAACAATTCTTAATGAAGATCTTCTTACCGAAGCTCCAACTATTAGTACGAGCTCTGGTTCAAATCTAATTCCAAAGGTTTTGTTTCCAATTATTAGGCGTGTATATCCATCACTTATAGCAAATAAACTTGTTTCAGTACAACCAATTCAGGCTAGAACAGGTGTTATTTACTACATGATTTATACATTTACTAATACTAAGGGTGAAATAACAGCTGCTGATGAATATACTGGTGTAGGACAACAGGGTCTTCCTGCTTATGCCTCTTGGTATTCTGCTGAAAAACTTGGACCATATACTGGAACAATAAGTACAACTGTTGGAGATTCAACTCACATTGCTACAGCTTCTGCTGCTACTTTCTTTGCTTATACCGCTGATACGGTAACTTTAAAGAGAATAGAAGTTTATAATACTAACCTTGGTTCAGCTTTTACTACAGCTACATGTTCTCTTGTCCAGAACGGACAAATTCAGGTTTGGTCAAACACCAACCTTGTTGGGAAAAATGTTTACTATGATATTGCTGGAAATATAGTATTGCGAAGATGCGCAGATTCAACTTCTGCTACAGCCTCTGTTCCTTGGAGACCTGGACAATCAGTTGTTGCTTATATAGTATACAATCAAGAATCTAGTGTTAAAATTCCTGAAATGGAATTCAGCATTGGTTCAGATACAGTAGATACTACTGAGCGTAAATTAAAGATCAGATGGACAAAGGAAGCCGAACAAGACATGAAGGCTTATCACAAGATTGATGTAGAAAGCGAACTTGTGAAAATGGCCTCTATGGAAATGAATTATGAAATTGACCGTGAAATTATTCAGTTCACAGGCGACCAAGTTGTATCCGATCTATCCGTTGTCCATGACTGGACAGCAGATTCTCCTAATACAGGAAATAACTCAGCTGGTAACTATCTTGATAGACACCGAGCATTGACTCAAAAAATTTATCAAGTATCAGCAAAAATCGCACAGTATAACCGTTTGGGACCTGCTTCTTGGGCAGTTGTATCACCACAGGTTGCTGCACTTCTATCAATGCTACCTGATTTCAAGGGAGAAATAGCTGGTGGAACATTCGCAGTGTTTGAGGCTGGACAACTTGGAAGTGGTTTGAAGATTTTTGTAGACCCTAACAGATTTGGTACAGTTGCTAATGAAATCTTACTTGGATATAAGAATTCTAACACAACTTACGGAGCTGGAGTTGTATATGCACCATATACTAACTGGATTTCAGGACTTGTAACTGATCCTAATAGCTTTAACTCTGTCCGTGGATTCTTCACAAGGTACGCCTTAAAGAAGGTTCCTCGTGGTCAGTGGTTCTACGGAAAAGTAAGTCTCTTAAATTATGGAATTTAATTACGGAGTTTAGTTAAAAAAAATAGCCCGCAGAAATGCGGGCTTTTTTTAGTAAATAGGTTTGTTCTTTTCTTTGTTTTCTTTATTTTTTTCGTGATGAAGACCATAATGACAATTAGGGCAGAGAAGATCGCATTTTTCTATTTCTTCTTTTAAGTGTTCTATACTAACTCCCAAATTAGCTACATTTCCTATATCAAATTTTTTGTTAGTTTCATCTCTATGATGAAAATGTAATATTTGAGGCATTTTATTATAACCACAAATAGAACAACTTTTTCCTTCTTTAAAGCTTTCTCTTATTCTTGTTAGCTCTTCATATCTTTCTTTTCTTTGTGCCATTGCTTCTTTAATATGTGCTCTATACCATCTTTTACATTTTAATTTATATTTTTCTGGGTTGTCAATTTCCCATTTTCTAGCATGAGCACGATTGCATTCTTTACATATTGTATCATATCCAAGATGCATCTTTTTGTGCTTAGTAAATTCTTCCAGTTCTTTTTCTTGTTTACAAACTCTACAAATTCTTTTCATTTCATACTCCGTAATTTATTTTAAACTACGGATTGAATTTTGTCAATAAAAAAAGCCCCGAAGAGCTTTTATTTCTTTATTCTTTTGAAAATATATTCATTCCCATCAACTTTAGTTGTACTAAAAAGTTTTTCTGGGTCAGGTCCTGTAGCCTTAGTTATTGAAACAAGCTCCCACTTATCTTTTGATAATTCATTCAATTCTTGCTCGGAAATTGTTCCTCTTCCATTAATAAAAATTGAATTACTATCGGTAATTCCTTTGAATACTGTTTTATATTCAAACTCTTTAGCACAACTAACTATTAAAAGAAACGCAAGAATAATTAAAAGTATTTTTTTCATTTATTTCTCCTGCTTTTCGAAAGTGTCTCTCAATAAATTCCAGTATTGAGTACCTCTAGAAGCGAATCTAAAAAGATCAATTTTTCTATTTTCTGAAATATAAATGTTTTCTTTATCTTTAAAATAGATAAGTTGAGCGCTATTTCCAAGAACATCTGTCAACTTTAATTTTGACTTCTTAGCCATTTCTTTTGCTAGATGATCTACGTCTTTGCTAGGAGCATATTCTATTCTATTTTCATAAAGAAGAATAATTCCTTCTTGAATGAAATTTTTGTCAAATTCTTCGCGTTTTTTAAACTGAATTTTCATTTAAATTATTTATGACTTAATTTCTGCAGTATCAAAATCTACTTGATTGTAATATTTCTTTATAAGATCAACAGAAGTATTAATTACATCTTCGAAGTTTCCATCTAATTCTTTGAAGAATTCGTAATTTTTACCATTACTATTTTCAAGTTCTTCAATATTATCAAGGGTAATAGTTTTACCTTTTATGTCAACGCTTTCTTTAAAGAAAATCATTTTCCAAATATCTTTTCGAGAATCTTCTTTGTTATCATCAACGAGAAGAAAAGCGATATTGAAACCTTCTGGTGAATACCCAATTTCAAAATCATATTTTTCTTTAATTGCAGATTCTAGATTCTTGTTAGGAAAAGGAATTATCTCCTCAGATTCTTTTTTTGTGAAAACCAATTCTCTTTTCATTTCTATATTATTCCTCTTCTTTCATTATAAGATATTTTTTGTTTTTTGTAAAGTTATAAGTTCGATGATTCACTTATTATAGATTTTGTTCCTAAAAGTATTCGGTTGCTTATATGTTTTTTTTTCCAATTCCCTGGAAAAAATTTATCATTACTTTCTAGAATTGAAGCTTTAAAAACTGAATTACTATTAGCAGAATCATAATCTACTAATATCCAAAGATTATCATGATTTAAGCTTCTTGCAAATTTTCTATAATACATAAGCTTTAGTATCTTTTGGTTTTTCGCCTTTAAGTGTTCCTGTAAGTTTATCTACTATTATCTTTGTTAAGATAGTTTTGAAAAAACTTTTCCTTTTTTCTAAATCATAAGAAGGTATCATTGATGGAAGCTCAAAAGCATTATTGAATTTATAAATATTTATGTCGTCGCAAATTCCCTTTAGAACTGCATAAGAAATATCACAATTTTTTTCTTTAACAGTTTCGTAAATAAAATTTCTAGTCACTTCATCAAATTCTGGAAGGTAGATTACAAAAAATTGTTTTATATTTTCTTCTTTTGGTAATTCATATTGAATTACAGTATCAATTCTTCCTGGCCTTACAAAAGCACTATCAAAATTATTTATATGATTAGTTGTAAAAATAGAAACTACATCTTTTATTTCATCAATACCTTCAAGAATATTAAGAATGCTAGATAAAACAGAATTTGGAGTATCTCCAGTTTTTTTTCTATCTAAAAGCATTGCATCAAAATCCTCAAAAACAAATATTTTTTTATCGGATGAGTAGTATCTTTCTTTTTCTTCAGCAAATTCTTTTGGACTATGAAAGATATGAAATTCAATTTTATTTTTTAATGCCTGTTCTTTTAACCATCTTAAAGAAAGTGTTTTTCCGGTTCCGGGATGCCCAGTCAAAATTATTCCACGCTTAAGAGGTATTCTGTGTTCCAGACAGAATTTTCTAAAATCTTCATTTAAAAGAAAGTCAATTGTGTGTTTCTTTAGGTAATCAAAATCTAATCCAATGATTGGAAGATTGACTGAGGTAAAGTTTGCCTTTTCCTGTCGAATATGAAGTTCTTTAAGTATCCATTCCATTTCTTCAAATTTTGCAATTATGAAGTCGTAGGTGCGCTCGCGCGTGAATGGAGTAATGATCTTAAGAAATGTTTTATTACCAAGATGACAGATGTTGCAATCAGTAAGAAGTTCTTTTTCCAAAGAAAAATCTTGGTAAATAAGAACCTTTATTTCATTTGAGTAATTCAGACTAGGAACTTTAACTGGAAAGATTTTATCTACAAAGTTTTCACTATTGGCAAAAAAACTTACTGCAACTTTATTTGTTCCTAGTGTTTCTTTAATGAATTCTTTGTAACTTTTTATTACAAAATACATTTCGTCGTTGTTATAGTTTTCCATATTTTCCTTATTCATAAATAATTGCATTTGCATCTTTATATAAGCAGTCAGTTGTTCTTGTAAAAAATAAAATGTTATTAGGACATTCTTTATATATTCCTAAATCTTTTATTTTCAGTTTTCCAAAGAATTGCCCATCTGTTAAAAATATTAAAAATGGAAGTTTCTTTTTATCAGGAATAACAAAGTTTATATCTTTCTCTTTTACATGAAAGTGTTCGTTTTTCTTTTCAAATATTTTATCAAAATATTGAAAAACTACTTGTGGAGTGGTTCCTCCTCCACCTCTTACTTTCTTTTTTCCAGAATTATATTTTTTCCAGTCTTGATGTTTATATTCTTCAAGGTTGCTAGTTATTTGCGTATCCCATTGAAGTGCGAGAACAGATCCTGTTTTGGAAAATGAAAGCCATTTTGCCATTCCTTCAATTTCGGTAAAAAAAACTTCAAGTTCATCCTGTGACCCAAAGATACTTCCACTAGTGTCGATTGCGAGGATGATATAGCTTTGCTGTTTGCAAATAGTTTCGATATGATGCTTACATAATATTCCATAACGACTCTTTGGGTTCCACGGATAAGTAATAAAGCTTTTCTTGTTTTCTTTTTTGCTAGAATTACGAGAAAAATATAAATTTAAATGTCTATTGAGAACACTTTTCCAATTTACTTTTGGTACTAGTAGTTTTTCGATAGTTTTTGTAAATCCACCAATTTCATTGCCAGCTACTTGTGGTAGATGTTTTTCCATTTCTTTGGCTTGCTGTACTAATTTTCTAGTGAAAATTTCAGATTCTATTTTTGTTTCTTCTGCTTCTTCCGTATTTTCATGAGGATTCATGATTGTTTGGTCTTCTGCTTCATCTCCATGATAAGCGTCTTCACCAAATACTACAGGAGTAAGTTCTTTTGTTTTATATTGTTCTTTGTTTCCATGATTTTTTTTATTTTTTAGGTCATTAAACATTTCTTCTTTTGTCATGGTGTCAATAGTATAATTTCCTTTTTCTATACCATCTATACGACCATATTTATCAGTTCCATTTACATGAATATAGCTTCCTATTTTCATAAGTTGTTTTTTTAAATCTTCGTATTGCTGTCTAGCTTTTTCCAGAAGCCAGAAATAAAGTCTTTTTGTAGAAAAGGCATCTTTTCCTAGTCCAGAGTTTTCAGATTTAAATTCATTTGGAATTATAGCAGTTCCTTTAATAATTTCAGGTTTTAAATTATATGAAACATTCATTTTAGAAAGTTCTTCATTTATAATAGCATCCATTGCTATATTTAATAATTTTGGATTTGTTTTAAAATCTCTATAAATTTCAAGATGCTTTTTAAATATGTGAGACGCTTCATGAAGGAGTATAAAATAAATTTGATTTATGCTGAACTTATTAAAAATTTCTGGATCATAAATAAACTTAATTCTTTTATTTACAAAGGTGACAGCTGCTAGACCATTAACTTTTTCCATAAGTTTTTCTTCAGGAATAAAATCTGTGTTGATAATAAATAAATAAACTAGTGGTTCCTTATCCATAAGAAACATTGCTAATTTAGAAATTATCTCTGGTCTTTGGTTTGTCATTATGTAATTTTATCTTTGGGTGTCTTTATGTGAAGTTCCTTGTCCGATGTATAGTAAAAACCACTATATGAATTTTTATATTTTTGTGAAATTGTAAAAAGTATGTCATGTACTGCTCTAGCAATTTTATTTTTAGATTTATTAACTATTTGAATGAAGGCAGTTATATCTTCTACTGGAATATTTACATCCTCGATAAAAGTTGAAATACTTAAAGCAGCTAGTTTAATTTCTTCTGCTTTCATAGTTTTTTCTTCAACGGAGTCTAGATAATTTCCTGTACTGACAAGTAGATAAAGCATTACACCAGTTTTATCTTTAAGTGCTAGAATTTTTTCTCGCATTTTCTTATATTTAAAAATTATATCTTCTGGAATTATTCTGTTTTCTGCAAAATGAATATATCTGGTTATAATTTCTTTTACTATTCCTTTTCCATTAAGTCCAAATTCTGTAGTATGAAGAGCTAGAAATTCAATTTGATTTTCTGGACTTTGAAAGAAAATATCGAAACTTCGTTCTGTATTTCCAAAAACTTCTTTAGAGATTTGTTCGTATTCTTTCTTGTTCTCAAGTTTTTCAAATGCTTCAAGAGCATCAAGTATCATATTGTCGCCAACTATAGTCCAAGACCTAGGAGAAGTAGTTCTTTCACTTCCTCCTTCATCTGGCCTAATTGTAACTGGAACTAGAAAGGGAGATTTATTTCCTTCCTCTAGCATTTTATCCATTACATAATACATGAGAATTGTTGGAACTCTATTTGAAAGAGTATATTGGTTTTCATCAAATGTAAAATTATAAGTCTTTGAAGCAAAACTTCTCAACCAAGATTGTGCGTTATAGTCAAGAAATACAGTTCTGTGAAATCTCTCTGATGTTGCTGTATCCATTGAATTAACTAAATTTAAGTTTTCAACTTGTTCTTGTGTTTTAAAATTTCCTGAGCCAATAATTAAAGTTCTTTCAGGTAGGCGATATTTTTCTGATTTACCAGTTTTCTCATTGAAATCTGCTGAACCACCTATTTCTCCAGTAAGAACTAAGTTCATTACTGCTGCCATTTTTTCGGAATCGGCTTTGTTGAATTCGTCGAGATGTAGCACCCATACTCTATCGTCATCGCTAGGGGGAAGGATTGTTGGATGGGCGAGGCGTGTAACTTTCTTTCCGTTTCTCTTTTCAAGATATGGGAAACCCTCAAACTCCTCGATTGGTATCTTTTGTATTTCGAGTTTATGATATATGCAATCCTCTTTTTCTGCTATTTCTTTACATATTTGAGTTTTTCCAACTCCTGTTGGACCGAAAATAAATATGCTATGGAAGTTTTCAAACTTTCTCTTGTTTTTGGTAAGTCTGATTAGGCGACTTATTTCATCCTGTAATTCTTCATAGGTAACTTCTACAGGTTTTAGGTTGAACTTTTTATCTTTGTTAAATTTGAACTTATTAAATCCAAAATTAATTTGTGTCTGAATGTCGTAAAGTGTATTATCCATCAGTTTCTCTATTTTAATTATATCAAAAAATTAGTTTCTTGTCAAATATTTTCAATATCATTTATTTTCTTTTTAATTTCTCTTGCAAGAAATTTATCTTTATGAGTTTTGCTTATTTTCTGCTTGGTTTCTATTGAACGAGGTTTACCTTTATGCGCTTCACTCATTTTCTGTTTTGTTTCTATTGAGTGATGTTTACCTTTCATGTTAGAGGGTTTTATTTTATGTGCTTCGCTCATTTTTTTTCTTGTTTCTTTTGAGACAAATTTTCCTTTTTCTGTTTTGCTTATTTTCTTTATGGTTTCTTCTGAAGGACGTTTTCCATAATTATGATTTTTTTCACCTTTAGCTGCTTCACTTAGTTTCTTTTTATGTCTTTCCGTAAATTGTTTTCCAAAATTATGATTTTTTTCACCTTCTGTTGCTTTACTTATTTTTTTTATAGTTTCTTCACAATGATGTTTATTTTTATGTCCACCGCTATCAAGATTATATCCATTAGGAGAAATAGAATTGTATTTTTGTATATATTCTCGTTCTAAATCATCTAATTTTTCTTCTGGTATGTCTTCTATTAAAATTTTTTTGAAATTATTAATTGAGTATTCTCTTAAAGCAACTCCAATCAAAGAATGAGAATTTTGATGTTGTTTAAATCTTGTTTTAAACAGTCTACAGGTTTGTCCTACATAACATTTACCATCAATTTTGTTTTCTAATATGTAAATTGTTCCCATACATTTTTACTTTTTTGTCAAATTTTTTAAAATCTTTTTCTTTTCCCAAGGGTCATAGTTGTAGACATCCTTATTTACAAATTCAACAATATATTTTAAGGATTTTATCATTATGTAACCCATACTTCCACCTTCATCTACATATTCGTGAATTTTTGGATTAAAAACTTTAAATAAATGAGCGATTTGTTTTATTTTTATTCTCATTATTCTATATAATACCTATCTATTCATTTCTCGTCAAATTTTTTTTCGTAAAGATAATTTTATGTATGAATTAATCCAAATACAACCCAATGATAAATTACGCAAATTTATAATTAAAAACGAAGATAGAACTTGTGAGCTTGAAATTTCTAGAAGAGGTTCTTTTAAAGGAATAATCGAAAAAATTTATTCTAATGGTAAATATGAAGTAAGACTTCTAGAGATGATACAAGAAAGTAGGGAATAAATGCCAACTTTAAGCGAAAAATTTAATTATATAGAATATAGTGACGCAACAGATTTTACAAATACTTCTGATGGAAGAATTCAACTTAAGCAATACTCTGATGATTTGATATTCTACGCTCCTTTTGATGCTGTTATGGACGCCAAGTATTCTACTGGAGACCCAACTGCTGTTACAAGTGGTACTATCTCTATCACTAATTTTGGCGTGTTTGCTCAATATGCTTATTTTCAGAATAGCGGTCTAGCTCGTTATGATACTACAAACTTTGATAGTTTAACAAATGAAGGAACTGTAAATTTTAGGTTTAGAACAGGGTTTAATAACGATTCGGGCCAGCAAGATTTTCTTGGAACAAGTGTAACTCCAGGTGATACCAGATACTATTTTAAATTTTATGTAGGTGGAACTTTTACTGGAGCAGATAGTCAATGGGTTAGTTTAGTTCCAGGCGATACTATGGGTTCTATTAAAAATAAAATTTATGTAAAAGTAAATCCTTATAATGCTGTTACTACACTATTACAAAATAATCAAATTAGAACAGTTGCTACAAATAATGGTGATAGTGTATTTTATTTACCTTCTACAGCAACTAATGATTTAATTGCTTTACTTGGAGGATTAGGCACTTCTGTTATACCAAATAGTCCTACTGCCACTTCTGTTGATTTTATGCAGTTCTATAATGGATTAAATAATAACAGCAGAATAATTTTAACTCATACTGGTGATAGCTCCCATTTACAATTAAAAATGTATAGTTCTACTGGAACACTAGTTGTTGATGAAGATTTTGGAATTTGGTCCAATCACTATAATCAATGGTATGATTTTGAACTTGCTTGGAATTCTTCTATAGTACAACTTTTTATTGATGGAGTTTTATTTGGTGTAGCAATGACTGGCTTTGCTAGAGGAAGTGGTAACTATCTTTATTTACAAACTAATGCAACTGATTTCTATAGATTTGATGAATTCATAGTTTATGATGTTCAAAAACATTCTGGTACTTTTGTAGTTCCAACTCTTGCTCTTTCTGCCTATTCAACAGATAATCCTTACCTTGATATACATCTTGGTAAAAGCCCAAAACTTACAGAAGTTCAGGATTTAAATTTAATATGTTCTACTGGTTGTTATTTTGTGGTAGAAATTGGTGACGCTTGGTATTATTATATTGGTGGATCTTGGCAAGTATCTGATGCTACTTTTGCGCAAAGTTCAACTCCAGATTTAATGGAAACAAAATTTACCAGTCTTCTATTTAATGAAAATTTAGATCTTACTATTAGGGTAATTTTTCACTCTGATGGAGTAGCAAATGTTTGGTTAAGTGAAATAGAAATTGTTACACTTCAAGGAACTTCTGTTCAAGCGGTAGTAACTGGATTTGTAAGTTTATTGAGCCCTACAGATTTATCTACCAATTACAATATTTTACTATCGACTAATTTAGGTTCATCAACAGTTAATTGTTCTACTGGAGCTGGAAATGTAACTGCTGTAACTTTAAGTGAAATTAAAGCAGCAATTTTAGGTTCCTCAGTTCTGGGACTGGCAATTCCATCAGATGATGGGCTAGGACATTTAGTTTTAAAAACTTCTACTTATGGAGATAGTGCTTGGATTAGTGTAACAAATGCTGGAACTTTTGATGCACTTTCAATTATTTTTGGAGGAACTGCTTCTGCTATTGGAGTTACTCCACAGGGTTCAAGTATTGATTATTCAGAACTTTTTAGATATGTGCGCTCAAAATTAGGAGAACCAACGCTTCCAGTAGAACTTACAGACGAACAACTTATGGATTGCCTAGCAGACGCTACATTCCACTACAACAGGTGGAGAAACTTCAAGGAAGAGTTAATTTACACAAGCCTATCTGGTGATGCCAAAAATGGTTACTTAATTCCTCCAGTTGTTGGTGGTGCAGATAATATACTAGAGATAATAGTAGCATCTCGCTATCCATATTCATTCTATGCTGGTAAGTCTGATGATATAATTGGAAATCTTTATGTTCAGTCTATATTTCATAAATGGAAAAGCGCTGGTTTATTGTCCGATATATTATCTGATTATTATATGGTGATAAGTACAGCGGAAGACATAAACATAATTCTTGGAACTCAAGTTAAGTGGGAAATTATGAATGGTAGATTATTCATAACTCCTCCACCTAATTCTATGAATATAGGAATAAAATATAGAGGTGCTTTATCACCACAAGAAGTTGTTACTAATTACTGGGTGAGGAGAATGGTACTTGCTGAGGCAAAAGTAGTTCTGGGAAATATAAGAGATACTTTCAAAAGTGGTATACCGGGAGGCACTGAGATGATAATGCTCCGTGGCGCTGAACTCATAGCAGAAGGCAAAGAAGAAAAAGATGCATTAATAGAAGAAATGAAAAAGTCCAGCGAACCGCTACTGTTTGATTGGTTTTAGAGTTATTAGAGATTTTGTAAAGTTATTTATATGAATAAAAATGTTTTGGAGTATATAAAAAAAGCAAAAGAACAAAATTTTAGCGAAAGAAGTTTAATTAATGTTTTTGATGAAACTTGGAATAATTCTAGATCTGGAATTTCTATAGTAGCAGGTTCAACAGAAGTTATTAAGTATTTAAAAAGAAGGGGAATTTCTAATTTTTTAATTAAAAGTGCCTTAATTAAAAGTGACATTATGTTTAATTTATATGAAAGAGAAAAAGAAGAAATTTTATTTTTATTACCAACTGGAATAAAAGAAACAGAAAAAGAAATAAAAAATATGAAATCCGGAAGTAAAAAGTTAGAAAATAAACCTTTAAAGTTAAAAGAATGGATAAGTGAAACTACAGAATATGAATATTTAGTTGATGCGCTAGGTCATAAAAAAAAGCTAGATTTTAATTCTCATTACAAAAATTTTGCTAATGATAGAGCAATACCTTTAAATATTTTTATAGAAAAATCTTTATGGGAAAATTTAGATGAACACGAAGCAATAAATATTTTAATTCAAGCAAAAAAGTGGCAATCTTTAATGTGGATTTTAGAAAAAGATTCTGGCTGGCAATTAGATAAAAATGATGAAGATAAAGTATTTAATTATTTAGCAGCAGAACCAAATTTTCATAAAGTTGGCTGGGGAGCATCTGAAATAGTTAAAGAAAGAATTAAAAATAGAGCAATGAATAGTCAGTCCCAGAAATTACAAAATAAACCCTTAAAATTAGAAGGTAAAGTTAAACATATGAATGACTTAAGAAACTATTTAGACGATAAAGAAGAAGAACTACTAGACAAAGAACTTAAAGAAGATGTTTTTGGAGTAATAGGTTCTGCGCTAGGATATACAATTGGAGCAGCAGCGCTAGCTTTTGGTGGTACTCTTTTAATTATAGCTGGGAAGAAATATGTCTTAAAAATGAGAGATTTATGGCAGAAAATTTTTAGCAGAAAAAAGAAACCAAATGTAGAAAGTAAAACTGCCGAACAAGTAATGCATGAGATTGAAACAGATGCGAAAGTAAAATCAGAAAAAGCAAAAATTGAGGCTAAAAAAAGGGCTTATGAAGATAAACTACATGAAGTTTATTTAGCAATAGAGAATAAAGATTTTAACAAAGCAAAAGAAGAGTTCTACCAAGTAGATAGAAATTTACAAAATAGTCCAGATGTTCATAAAGCAATAATTTTTGAAGTAACTAAAGTGTTAAAAGAACCACCACTTTATGTAAAATCACCCGGAAATACTTCTTATCAAGCAATTAAAAAATTATTAAATATAAGAGTGGCTAGAGCAGCAGCTTCAGCAGTGCAGCAAAGTTTAGTATCGGCTAGTGGTGGAGAAATTGAATAATGATAAAGGGAACTTGTAAAGATAAATTTTGAGTTTATGTAAAGATAAAGTAGAATTTATTTATAGGAGAATAGTATGGCTCTAACAGTTAACAATAAGGCAGATCGTGAAATTCTTTATAGATTGCTAGGAACAGCACAGGATGGAAGCTGGCAGGGTAAACCTGGGGATACAATGAAGTTGTGTCTCTATAAAGGTGGAAGAGCAATTGGTGTTGGAGATAGTAAGTATGGTCTCATAGAAAGTTCAGGATCTGGATATGCAAAAATTATTCTTGCTCCTAACTCTTGGGTAATTTCTACTACACTTCCCGCCAATGGTGATACTAATATGGCATCTTACGCCCAGCAGACATTCACCTACACTGGCGCTGACTCTGTTGCGGGATACTATATGTCAACTATGAGAATGCGTGGATCACTTACATCAGCAACTTCCGATAGCACAATTATGTGGAGGGAAGCATTCACAGATGGTCCATACATCATACCAGCTGGCGGTGGTACTATAAAAATTACTCCTCGCCTGATAATGAGGTAGTCTACGCCAACACCCAAACGATTTTTTTGAGGTTTAAGTCCATTTTTGCTTGACAAAAATGGACTTTTTTATTATTATAGTCACATGGGTACAATATATATTATAGAAAATAAAATTAATGGAATGTGTTATGTGGGACAAACTACACAATCTTTTAATGATAGATTTAGGCAGCATAATCAATCGCATTCTTATATTGGAAATGCTTTACGCAAACATGGAGTTGCTAATTTTAATAGGATATTACTAGAAAATATATCAGAAGATAAAATGGATGAAGTAGAAAAAGAATGTATTGTAAAATACAACGCTATTTATCCTAATGGATATAATTTACAAGATGGTGGGTGTGGTAATAAGCATCAGCATCCAGAAACTAAACAAAAATTAAGTAAAATACAAGAAGGTAAAATGGTTGGTGAACTTAATCCCTTCTTCGGTAAGCATCACACTGATGAAAGTAACATGAAAAATGCTGCTGCACATACTGGTAAGATTGGTGGTATGAATGGAATTGCCCAAACTGATGAAGCTAGGCATCTTATGTCTATTGCTAAAAAAGGTAATACTTATAGGCGTGGTTCTCATCATACTGAAGAAGCAAAAGAGAAAAATCGTTTGGCTCATCTAGGTGTCATTCCTGTAAATAAAGGAATTCGTGTTCCACATTTGTGTCCAGTTTGTAAAAATCCAGTAAAAGAGAAATATGGTTTAAGGGGTGAGTTTCAAGGTTATCAAAAATCTTGTGGAAATTTTAATTATATAAAAAGTTTAAGAAAAGTTAAATTATTGGTTTAAGTATTATTTTTTTCATTATTAAGAGCAATCATAATTGATTGCTCTTTTTTTTTCTGTAAAGTTAATTTTGAGGTTTTAATGAAATTATTTTATTTGGCATTACTAATTAATGAATTCTTTTAAGCAGGATTTAGATATGCCATGGTCGGTAATCAAGTTGCTTGAACATCACCGCAGCCCGAGATATGGATAGAGGAGAATAAATGACAAAACCTGAGGCGATTACTTTTCTTAATACTATAACACCAACAACGGTGAGTATGGTAACTATTGATGCCGTGAAGTGGGCAGATTTCAAAACTACAGTGTTAGCGATATTGGCCGATAACTCTTCTGATCCGAAATGGAAGGCGGCTGTTCTTGCTATGGATGCCATTGATAACGCTGCCGTAAAGTCAACGTAGGTACAGGTAGATGACTTACTATTGGGTTGCAGAACGCTATACGGGGGGGACAAAGAACGGAGGAGAATCTACCCCTTGGAATAATTGGGCTGGTATAAACTGGACTACTATTTCAACCGCACTCAGCTCGGACAGTGTAACAATTTATTTTGATTCTCGCGGGGATTGGTCAGCGCAAGGTTCTGTGGCCGTCGGGTCTTCGGGTAATGCGAGTTATCGCCTCTACCTTTTGGGGGATGCGAAGTATTGCACAGGTACCTCTACTGTCACATGGTTCACTGAGGATTCTCCAGGGGTTGGAAATACAGGAAACCGTGCGCTGTTTGGAGATACAATTTACACTGGGACTAACCGTGCTTACGTTACCATTAAGGGCTTTCATATCCAGACGCCTTCATACACTGGGGTAGGAGACAATGGAGGTTCATCAGAAGTCAATACCTACATAACGGTTGATAATTGCTATGTGGAGGGACCGACAGGAGCAAGCCAACCGGGTATTAATTTCTCGCGCTTATCTACTGGGAGCCACGACATCATCGTTAGGTATTGCTATGTCTGGAAGTCAACAGCGGAAGCAGTATATATTGGGCACTCTTCAGAGATGGATAACTATCTAACGGGAGTGATTGTCGAGTATAACACACTGGTAGATTGTGGGACTAGTGGCGAAGGTGACATAGACATCAAGCCAAATGTCGAAGCCCCCATCATCCGATACAACACCCACTATGATACTTCTCTCGCCGCTGCTTCTTGTGGTGTAGCTTGCTATGCTGATAAGGCCGAGATATACGGCAATAAGTTCTATACATTAAAAACGAAAGGCTCCGAGTGGGGTTGGGGCATCATGCTCACCAACTATGGTTCGGATGGGGGGACACGGAAAGTAATCACATCGTGTTTGATCTATAACAATTTAATCTATTCAAATGAACTGGATGGGATTAAAATTGACGCTACGGGTGCTGGGGCTAACATGACCGGCATCAAGATCAATAGCAACGTTATAGCATCGAATGCCAGATATGGAATTAGCACTGCTGTAGTTTCGACTATTACGATATCCGAGATGAAAAATAACATATTCTATAGCAATGTGAATTACGATGTTCAGTTTGTAAGTAGCGTGGTGATAACTTCGGCGAATAACAACTGCTGGTATCGCCCGAGTGGTAATAGTTGGTATTACCAAGGAGCAGCGCATACGTGGGCGGAATGGCAGGGGCATGGGTTTGATGCGGCGGGTGTGAACTCTGATCCACTATTTACCAATCCAGGCTCAGGTGTTTACACGTTGCAAGCGGGTTCTCCTGGATTAAATACAGGTGCCACTTTGGGATCACCATTCAATATAGACATTCTTGAAGTAGCGAGGCCCCAAGGAGCAGCATATGATATGGGGGCTTATGAAGCAGTATCGGGTAGCGGGACTAAATTCGTGATGGTGTTGAGGTAATCAAATATGGCATTTACTGATTACGGTGGGATATTTGCTACCTTCCCTACCCTTGATCCGGATGCGGGGGTCGATCCTGGCCTCGACGATGAGATTCATGCTCGGTCCTTCGCTTGCCCTGGAGCTGGGAATCAAGTAATTAACAAAATAGGGGCATGGATTGAACGGGGGGCATCCCCTACAAAATGTCGCTTCCTCATTTATACGGATAGTTCGGGAAGCCCGGGTACTATAGTCGCGAACTCCCTGACGACTGAGGTGACTCTCTCCTTAGCAGCGTGGATTTCCTTCACCTACTCAACGAAACCCGTTCTGGTCGGGGGAACAACCTATTGGCTAGCAACGTGGGGAAGTTCAACGGGTGGCTTATACGACTTCTCGCCAGGGTACAGTGTCTTTACGGAATTCATCGGGAAGTATACGGCTCAAGTTTATAGTAGCGGCGGAACGCCATCGGGAGAATCATGGACAGACTTAAATAACCTAGTACAACTTGCGGCGGAGTACCAAGCGGAGGGTGGCGGAGGTGGGGGGGTTTACTCCCCTATTGGTTCTGCCACTACTTCTGGTTCTGCAACTACTTTTAGTGGTTTATTTATTATAGATGCAGAAACAGGTAACACAAATCAATTCACAGGGATTGCTCAGTCAGGAGCAACTACCTTTACTGCTCAAAGTGGAACTATTCTCCATGGATCATATAGTTTTCTTTCGCATTTTGCTGGAGCCTATGCCTATGCTTACGGATACAAGAATCTTATTTCGAACTATACTGAACTTTATACAAGAATGTATTTTAGAATAGGATCGCTAGCTCTAACAAATGGTCAATATGTTCTACTTCTCACTATGATGAGCGGGGGAGAAGGTGGAACGGAAATGGCGCAATTTCGTCTCTATCAGAAAGCTACCAATCAGTATGGATATATGTACTGTTGCACGGATCAAACCGGATTTCAGGTTAGAGTAAATAATAGTACGGTAGATGTTTTCAATCCCTCAGAAACTCACTATATTGAAGTACACACAAAAATTGGTACAACCGATGGAATTGAATCATTGCTTATAGATGGCACTTCCGTTTATTCCGCAACCAACATTGATAATCATACTTATAATATGAATTGCGTCCAATGCGGGGTATTTAATGGTTCAACTCCTACAAGTGGGGATGTATATACGGATGACTTGAAGATTTCTCAAACAGGCCCTATTGGAGCGTATCCTACAAGTGGTGTTAGTAGTATTATAACAAAAGTATTTAATTTTTTTCGAATGAGAAGAAATAGTTAATGGCGACATATTACATCGACCATGATGGTGGGAATGACGGGAGTGATGGCCTATCGGAAGGTGCTGCCAAGCTACATATTCCTGCTCTTTCAAATGGTGATTATGTAATTTTCAAGCGTGGTGTAGTTTATCCTCATATTTACACAACTACGGTAGCAAATTGCACCTTCACAGTTAATGTCTCTTGGGGGATAGGGCAGGCAGTTTGGGGTGCTAATTCTCTTACCGACGATTGGTTAGTATTTGTTAGGCATTCAGGAACTGTTATAACAGGTTTATCAGCATCGCACGAGTTAAAGTTCACTGGTACTGGACTTAATAGAGGAACTATTGGCATTTTTCCTTCGTTGGGAGCAATATCAAGTATTACTGTAGCTTATGCGGAATTTCTAAATATAGCAGGGGCGGGAAAGTCAGAAGGAATTGGCGTTAAGATGGGCGTCACTGATTATTCTGCCGAGCTATCTACTGTAGTTGTTTCATACTGTTCATTTGACAATTGTTATAGCTATGGAGTTAAAATAAGTTCTGGAACTGGAAGTACACATGATTGCGATATTCATCACAACACGTTTACTAATAACGGATCGGGTACCGATCTTCTTGAAACAAATATCAGCAGCAATCTTGGGAATGGTGCCTATGATAATTCATTCCATCACAACACGTTGACTGCTGGTGTGAATAGCACAGATGGAATAGAAGTCAACAATTCTCCGAACAAGATCTACAACAATACATTTGATGGGTACAGGTATGCTCTAAGAATTGATCCGTCATACAATACGAACAAACACGGGATTATTGAATTATATAGTAATCTGATAAAGAACTCATCAGAACGGGGGATAAACTTTGGCGGGACAAGCACCGCGTTGGGTTATGTTTTAGCATATAACAACCTGTTTGAAAACAATGGAAGCTATGTTATAAACTTTCCAAGCACCGCCGATAATAATGAGTTTTACTTCAACTCTTTCTACCAGACAGGGGGACATACTTTCTGGTTCCAAGCGGGGGCAACGGGAAATATCGTAAAAAACAACATCGTATTCTCGACAGGGGATTGCTATGCCCAGGCCGATGCAACCTATAGTAATAATACCGAAAACTACAACATTTTTTATAGAGCAAGTGGAACGATAGTAACAGTAGGAGCCAGTAATTACACGATAACACAGCTTGCGGCATATCAAGCGGCAGCTACTCCTAATGGGGCGAATAGTCTATTTTCCAATCCTCAATATGTGGGGGCACCGAGTGATCTTACCATACCAACGGGAAGTCCGGCGAAGGATGCGGGGATAAATGTTGGGATTGCGGTAGATTATCTTGGTAATGCAAGACCCGTGGGGGCGGGGTATGACATTGGAGCGTATGAATATAGTTCTGGTTCTAGTGATTACATTTATAACCCAAGAGGAAATGCTTTAACTTCTGGTTTTGCTGATATTTTTCGTAACAACTATATTTATAATCCAAGGGGAAATATTTTAACTTCTGGTACTGCTTATTATTATAGAATTACAGGCCTAGGTCCTAGACTAGTCTTCTTTTTAAGATACTAATTTAATGTAAAGTTATAATTATGACATTTTTAAGACAGAGTACAGCAAAGACAGTAAGTTTTGGTCCATTCGTAAATAAAACTGATGGGACTACGTTTCTAGCAGGTTTAGTATCTTCGCTAGATAATGGAACTACTGGAATTAAACTTTCTAAAAATGGTGCTGCTTTAACTATTAGACATGCAAGTGTTACAGCATCAACTTATGATACCTTTGGAAATTATAGAGTAACAATAGATACTACTGATACAAATACATTAGGCACTATGAAGATGCAGTATGGAGATACAGCAGTATGTCTAACTGTATGGGATGATTTTACAATTCTTCCATCTAATGTTTATGATTCACTAATTCTTGGTGGTGGATATTTAAAAACTGATATTAGGTGGATAGCAGGAGATTCTGTAGCAAATAAACTAGTAACTGGTGATAGTGTTGCTAATAGAGTATGGGATATAACAAAAGCTAGTCATACAATATCTGGAACTTTTGGAGATCTAGCAACAAAAGCAGAAGTTGCTCATGCAGTAAGAGATGAAGTTATAGATAAAGGATATACTCTAGGACAACTCACTAGACTTATGGCAGCAGCATTGCTTGGAAAAGTTTCTGGTGGTGGCAGTAGTACGATCACCTTCCGTTCTATTGGAGATAGTATAAATATAATTACAACTACGGTTGATGCTAGTGGAAATAGGCTGACAACTACTTTAAGTCCATGACGCTAACATAAATTTTATTTAATCATCCTAACTTCTCTGTAAAGTTATTAGTATGAAATTCTTAAGATATTCGACTGCATGTATAACTAATTTGGGTCCATTTGTAACTACAAGTAATGGCGACAGCGAAATGGTTGCCCTTACAATAGCACAAGCAGATGTAAGGATAAGTTATAATGGTGATTCATTTAGAACTGTAAATCATAACCAAGATGCTGTAAATCTTATTCATAACGAACATGGTTGGTATAAAGTAAAACTATCTACTACTGATACTGGAACTTATGGAAATGTAGTTATTGCTTGCCACAAACCTGGAGCACTAGCAGTTTGGCAAGAATATGATGTTATTCCACAAATAATGTGGGACTATATGTTCTCTGGTGGTTCAACGGTCGCAATACTGGATGATGTAGTTGAGGGTGCTTATACCATGAGACAAATTATGAAATTAATGGCAGCTGTATTATATGGAAAGGCCGTTGGTGGAGGTACTACAAATGTGAAATTTAGGTCTCTTGCCGATGACGCGGATAGAGTTTCAGCTGTCGTAGATTCAAGTGGGAATCGTTCATTGGTTTCACTCGTTCCATAAATTTTTCACCACATATATAGTGTTGTAGATTTTTTAAGAACCTTTCATATGAAAGGTTCTTTTATTTAGGAAGTGATATGGGTACAATATATATTTTAGAAAATAAAATTAATGGTAAATGTTATGTTGGACAAACAATTCATTCATTTAATCAAAGATTTAGGCAACATCAAAATTCGAATTATGCTATTGGTAATGCTTTGAGAAAATATGGTGTAGATAATTTTAATAAAATCTTAATAGAAGGTATACTAGAAGATAAAATGGATGAATTAGAAATTGAGTATATACAAAAATATAATTCTATTTTTCCCAATGGATATAATTTTGAAACTGGGTGGCATAAAAATAAGCATGCTTGTGAAGAAACTAAAAAAAGATTAAGTGAAGTAAATACAGGAAAACATCATTCACTAGAAACAAGAAAAAAGCAGAGTGAAATTAAAAAAGGAAAACATATTTCTATAGAGACGGAATTTAAAAAAGGAAAAGAAAATCTCCTTTTTGGAAAACATCTTGCAGAAGAAATTAAAGAGAAAATAAGTAAGTCAAATATCGGCAAGCGTCGTTCAGCAGAAACTATAAAAAATTTAAGTGAAAGTCATAAGGGACAAATTCCTTGGATGAAGGGTAAGCATCATACTGAAGAAGCAATTAAAAAAAATAGTGAAGCACATAAAGGACAAATTCCTTATAATAAAGGTGCTCGTAGTATTAGAGCTTGTCCTATTTGCGGTAAGCAACGAAAAGAAAAACTTGTTAAGAGTAAATTTTGTGGTTATTTAGCAACTTGTGGAAATTTAATCTGTCTAAAAGAGTTAAGGAAGAAAAAAACTGCCTAAAAGTTTAATTAAGAGCAATCATAATTGATTGCTCTTTTTTTTGCGTAAAGATAATCATAAGGAATTTTATATGGATAAAAAAATAGTAGAAAAGAAAGAAGAAGTAAAAACTTCTGTGATTATAAATCTCCCAGTTTTAAATTCAAGGGGGAAGTAAATATGGCTAGTTTAGTTTTAATGGAGAATAACAATTATGGCATCAATTATATATGATAGATTTTGGCTCTCACTTCCTGCGAAGCAGATTTCGTGGACGGGTGATTCCATCCAGTGCTCTCTAATAGATAGTACTTATGCACCTGTGAAAGCTGATAGTCTTTATCAATCTGGTAGAGATCCTTTTGATAGTGAAGTTACTGGAGCTGGATATACTAAACTTGGAAAACGTATTACTTCTCCTACTATAACTTTGGGAACAACTCCTATGGTTGCTGGTGGTGATACTACTAGACTTTATGCTGATAGTGTATGGTGGGCAGCATCTACTATTACTGCTAGATATGCAGTTTTGTGGGATGGAACTGATGCTACATTAAAGCGTCTATTATGTTGCTTTGATTTTGGTGCTGATAAAACCAGTTCCAGTGGTACTTTTACTCTAGTATGGAATCAATTAGGAATTATAACCTTGCAGCAAGGGTAAATAATGTAGGTTAATAAATGAGGAAAGATGTAAAAATTTGTATGGGTAGGAATGTTATTTTGTATGATACATTTGATGTTGTCGAAAGTGCAAGTGCGATAATTAGTAATGCCCGTCGAGTAATATGGCAAGGAAATGTTGGTGTGTACGGAGACATTCCGGCACGCAATACGATATTCGCCGACGTTACGCAGGCTCCATACAACGCGGACAATACTGGTTCGGCTGATGCTACCTCTGCAATCCAAGCCGCTATAAATGCCTGTACGGCAGATCAGGTTGTCTACATCCCCGCCGGCACATACAAGATTGGAACCTCAGCCGGTTTGAAAATAAAGTCAGGAATCACGGTACGCGGGGCTGGCAAGGGACAGACGATTCTGAAGGGGCCTGCGGGTTCTACTGCTGCGTATCTTGTTGGAATAATTGATTCACCAAGTTGGAATCAGACGACATACTGGGAAGCCGCGCGAACGGTTACGGCCGGATTGGGGAAAGATTCAACCGCCGTCTCCGTAAATATCACAAGTTGGGCATCTGGTGACCTGATCTTGCTTGACCAGTTGGCTAATGCCGCTGGTGATCCGATGATAACAAACATAGGAACGGAGGGTACGCTCAATTCTGGTAGAGATAGCGGGACTCGGTGTTTTGGACAAGTTGTGGAACTGGACTCAGTTTCCGCGGGAGTGGCAAATCTAAAGATTCCCATCTATTTCGGATTTGATATGGCGAAAACACCCCAAGCATCGAGGATGGTTAATTCCTATATTATCAGCAATGCAGGTCTTGAAGAATTGACCGTTGACAATTCTCTGAGTGTAGGGGCACCCCAGACTAACTATGGCACTATAATCCTGGCGTTTACCAAAAATTGTTGGCTTCTTAATGTCGAAGTTAACACCGTTCGCAAAGTCGGCATTACGATAGAGATGTGCTACCGCGATACGATTCGGGGGTGTCAGGTACACAACTCATACTCATATGGATCAAACGCCGGGTACGGCATTGGGTTTATTGAAAGTGTATCGGCTTGCTTAATCGAAAATAACAAACTCAACCACATTACGGTAGGCGTAATCTTACAGGGGGTCGCTTCGGGAAACGTAATTGCATACAACTACATCTACGATTTGCAATACACGGACAATTCATGGGTACGGAACGGAACGCTAACGCACGGCGGTCATCCGCACATGAACTTGTTTGAGGGGAACTTGGTCGATGGTCCCAACATGGGGCATGATTTCTATTGGGGATCGTCGAGTCACAATACTCATCTGCGCAACTATGTGGCAAAAGACCCAGCTCGGACGAATGCTCTTATGAATCTGGAACTTTGGAAAGGGCAGCAGTATCTGAACTTCGTCGGCGGTGTTTATGGCAACGGGAACGAGACAAGCTACCAGGAAACATCCTACGCAGGAAAGAACACCATTTATCTCGTAGACTATACGGATTCCGGCTCCCAGGACGGGCGCACTTTGGCAACTATACTTCGCCACGGGAACTGGGATGCCTTTGATAATGCGATTGTGTGGGATGCGGGGATTTCGAACCATGTGATCCCCGCTTCATATTATCTTGCCTCTAAACCGTCATGGTGGGGGTCGGGCATATGGCCTTCCATTGGTTCTGATTTGACACCGAGGAATAGTGGTATTCCTGCTTCGGGTCTAACCTAAGATGGAAAACTCATTACGGTGCTGAGGTAGAGAAATGGCAGATTGGACTTATATAGCGTATACAAAGGGACAAAGCGAGGCATCTGCTAATTCTCTCGCTGGCGATGTAGTGCTGAATTTAGCAGCAGGAGATTTACTGATTGCCATTGCTAAATGGGAGGGGACTTCGGACACTGCTACTTTTTCTGATGGTGGAAGTAATGCGCTCACAATGTCGGCGGCATTATTGCAGAGTGATCATTATTCGTCATTTGGATACAAAATAGGGGCATCCGCTAATGCCACCGCTACCATGACATTTTCTACTGTCAGTAACCAAACGGCAAGATCAATGTTGCTTATACAAATAACTCCAGGAGCGGGTAATGTTTCTCTTGACGGAGGGCCGAACGGAGTTGGAGGAGGGATTGACCCTGATCCAGTATCACCAAACATAACGACAGCAGGAGCTAGCGTTATACTCTTGGGAGGGTTGGCGAATAGCTTCGGAAGGTCAATAACAACTCCTCTCATTGGAGAATCAGCAGCAACGAGTCCTATTGACACGGGACGATATACTCATATGTTCTACCGTGTCGCAACGGGAACGAATATACATAGTCAAGCAACGTACAGTGCAAATACTAACTGGGGAGCATATGTTGTCGCATTCAAATTGGTAGCGGCCGGTGGTGACTTTACTGAACATCTACATACATTACTTAAGTTCTAGTTTGTAAAGTTATTCTAGAAGGTATAATTATGGCTGTTACAACTTTGGATGCTGCTTTACAAGGTATGATGCTTCCCTCTGCTTTTTATAAGGCACAAGTTGGAACTCCTGTTGTTGGAACTATGTATTCCCAATGGGTAGCTCCCGGAAGTCCCGGAGCAGCAACTACTCTTCCCACTGGACTTTTAGCAGGACAATTTTTTACTTGTGCTGCTGCGCAAGTAGCTGGGCAACTAAAATTTTCTGCTGGTATTAGTGGTGATACTTTTTATCTAGCAAGATTTACTGGTGCTTCTAATACTACTGGAACATTAATTCTTGCTGATAGGATTTGGGGTGATTCAGTTTCTGGTGTTCCTGTTGGAACACAAACAATTTATTCAGGTTCTTTTCCTAGGTCTGCTGGAATTGGTGGTGGCGATAGTTCTGGTACTGGTGTTCAGTTAGCAATTGAAGTTTATGCTAGTATTGGTGCTACTGCTTGCACTCCAAAAGTTACTTATGTTAATTCTGCTGGTACTGCCGGAGATACAGGAACTGCTGCTTATGCAGTTCCTTCTTCTGCTGTTGCTGGAACTTTTATTCCTATTAATTTAAAAGCAGGAGCATTTGGAGTAAGAAGTGTAACTGCTTACAATAATATGACTGCTAGAACGCAAGGTGGTGCCTTTGGAGTGGTAGCATATCGTCCATTAGCATATGTACCTTGCAATGTAGCTGGAGTTGCTGGTGTAGTTGATTTCTTGACTAGTGGATTTCCAATTATGTTTCCCAATACCATTCCTTTTCTTATTTGGATGGCTGGAACTGCTACTGTACCTGTAATTGCTGGTAGTTTTTATTGGTGTTGCGGATAAAGGGAAATAACTTTGAGTATTACAACTATAAGTTCAGCAATTTCTTACATGTATGGTCCGCAAACATTTTTTAAAGTACCTACTCCTACTCCTGTTGTTGGAACTATGTATTCACTTTGGACCGCAGCAGGAATGCCCGGAGCAGGAACCATTCCTCCCACTGGACTTTTAGCAGGACAATTTTTTACTTGTGCTGCTGCGCAAATAACGGGACAAATATATTTTCAAAATCCTGCTGCTGGGGATACTACTTATTTAGCAAGATTTGCTGGGACTTGTAATACTTATGGAACATTAATTCTTGCTGATAGGATTTGGGGAGATTCAGTTTCTCCAGTTCGTATTGGAGCACAAGTAATAAATTCTGGTGCTTTTCCTAGGTCTGCTGGAATTGGTGGTGGCGATAGTTCTGGTACTGGTGTTCAGTTAGCAATTGAAGTTTATACAACCTTGGGTGCTGCTGCTGCTACTCCAAAAGTTTCCTATGTGCCCGTTGGTGGTTCCATGGGTTCAACTGGTGGAGATACAGGAGCTGCTGCTTACGCTGTACCTGCTACTGCTGCTGCTGGAACTTTTATTCCTATTAATTTAAAAGCAGGAGCATTTGGAGTGAAAGCAGTTACTGCTTACAATAACATGACTACTAAAACTTCTGGTGTTCTAGGTTTGGTTGCTTATCGTCCATTAGCATATATTCCTTGTTCGGCACCGGAAATTTATGGAGTAGCAGATTGCTTAACTGGTGGATTTCCGATTATGTTTCCTAATACCGTTCCAATGTTAATATGGATGGCTGGAACTGCTACTGTTCCTGTAATTTCAGGCCAGTTTCAATTTACTCAAAATTAATGGGAATGTTATGGAAAAAATTTATGTAGGAATAGGAAGAATAACTGCTTCTGCTCCTGCGCAATTTTCAATTTACACAAAACATTTTATTTACAATCCATTTGTAAATCCTGTTACTTATAATTTTTTCATTTACAAAATTTTAGAAAATAAAAAAACTGCTGAAACATTCCCTATACCACAGGGAAATACTACTTGTATAAATTCTATTTCAATAGTTTCTGGTTCTGGTCCGCCTGTAAATAATTTTATTTATAATGTTGAAAATTCTTATCGTTTTAATCCTTTATCAATAGGAGCAAATAATGGCTTCTAATGGTTTAGGAAAATTTCCATTTAAAAGTTCTTGGTTTACTACTACCGAAATAATTAATGATGATGATTTTTGCGATATAGATCATCCATTAAAAAATATATTACAGACCTTCCTATTTGGTGCAGAGGCTGTATATAAAACTTATAATGCTACTGGAAGTTCTGTTACTTCTGGACTTGCTACTACTTCTGTAGATACTAAAAACTTTATATATAATGCTACTGGAAGTTCATCAACCTCTGGTTCTGCAGATAAATATCGCTGGTCTAATTATACAGGATCAGGAACTGCAACTACTTCTGGACTTGCTACTACTTCTAAAACTACAAATACAAAAGAAACTATCTCTACTTTAAAAGCTAAAGGCGTTCTTTTTGGAACATTAGCTTCTACTCAAAAAAGTGTTACTCTTAACCAAGTTACAATACTTACAGGTAAAGGAAAACTTTACGAACCTACCGTAAAAGTTAATTACAGCTACAACGCAACTGGAAGAGTTAATACTTCTGGATTTGCTAATAAAGTTGGTACTTGGCAAGTTGCCTATTTACCAAGAAATTTCTTCCCTATTTATATTCCTAGAAATTATTTTACAGATATTTATGAAAGACTTTGTTTTGGATTTGGTTCTATAATTACTTCTGGAATTGCTACTACTTCTAAAACTGATGCTGCTGCTTCTAATTTCACTTATAACGCCACTGGAAGTTCATCAACCTCTGGTTCTGCAGATAAATATCGCTGGTCTAATTATACAGGATCAGGAACTGCAACTACTTCTGGTTCAGCAGATAAATATCGCTGGTCTAATTATACTGGAAGTGGAACTGTAACTACTTCTGGGCTTGCTACTACTCAAAGAGATTTTACTTATAATCCAACTGGAACTGCAACTACTTCTGGACTTGCTACTACTTCTATAGGAACAAAGAATTTTATTTATAACGCTACTGGAAGTTCATCAACTTCTGGTTCTGCAGATAAATATCGCTGGTCTAATTATACTGGAAGTGGAACTGTAACTACTTCTGGATTTACTACTACTCAAAGAGATTTTACTTATAACGCTACTGGAACTGCAACTACTTCTGGTTCTGCAGATAAATATCGCTGGTCTAATTATACAGGATCAGGAACTGCAACTACTTCTGGTTCAGCAGATAAATATCGCTGGTCTAATTATACTGGAAGTGGAACTGTAACTACTTCTGGACTTGCTACTACTTCTGCAGATACAAAGAATTTCATTTATAACGCTACTGGAACTGCAACTACTTCTGGACTTGCTACTACTGAAGGTGCCACTACTCTTTCATATTTTGGCTATCAGGATGGAACAGATCAATTATCCATAGGAGCAGCACTTGCTAGAAAAGGAGCAGGATATGTTTGTCCTGGAACTGGATCGCAAGCAGTAAAAGAACTTTCTGTGCAAATTATTTCTGGAACTACTAATATTAGATTAGGTATTTATAATGTAGCTGGAAATCTTATTTTACAGACTTCTAAAAAATCAACTACTGGACCTGGTTGGCTATCTTGGAATGAAAATGAATTAACTTGGTTTATTCAATCAACTATAATTGGTGGAACTACTTATAAACTTGCAATTGCTAATGATGAAACTTTTGTTATTGCTGGAAACTCAAGTGCGGGAACACTAAATTATAATTTAGGAGATTATACAGCAGCTCTACCAGATCCAGAACCAGCTAGTAGTACTACTGGAGGTGAATATAATATAAAGTGTGGAGTTACTTCTACTGATTATACAATGGCTTGTGCTGGTTCTGGAACTGCAACTACTTCTGGGCTTGCTACTACTTCTGTAGATACAAAGAATTTCATTTATAACGCCACTGGAAGTTCTGTTACTTCTGGACTTGCTACTACTTCTGTAGATACTAAAAACTTTATATATAATGCTACTGGAAGTTCATCAACCTCTGGTTCTGCAGATAAATATCGCTGGTCTAATTATACAGGATCAGGAACTGCAACTACTTCTGGACTTGGTTCTGTTTCATTAGATACTAAGAATTTTACTTATAATGCAACTGGAAGTTCAACTACTTCTGGTTCTGCAGATAAATATCGCTGGTCTAATTATACAGGATCAGGAACTGCAACTACTTCTGGACTTGCTACTACTGAAGGTGCGATTTATACCAAAACTTACGATCCAATTGGAAGTTCAACTACCTCTGGACTTGCTACTACTTCTGTAGATACAAAGAATTTCATTTATAATGCTGTTGGAAGTTCATCAACTTCTGGTTCTGCAGATAAATATCGCTGGTCTAATTATACTGGAAGTGGAACTGTAACTACTTCTGGATTTACTACTACTCAAAGAGATTTTACTTATAACGCTACTGGAAGTTCATCAACTTCTGGACTTGCTACTACTTCTGTAGATACTAAAAACTTTATTTATAACGCTACTGGAACTGCAACTACTTCTGGTTCTGCAGATAAATATCGCTGGTCTAATTATACTGGAAGTGGAACTGCAACTACTTCTGGGCTTGGTTCTGTTTCATTAGATACTAAGAATTTTACTTATAATGCAACTGGAAGTTCAACTACTTCTAAATTTGCTCCTACTTCATTAGATACTAAAAACTTTATTTATAATGCTACTGGAAGTTCTGTTACTTCTGGGCTTGCCACTACTTCTATAGGAACAAAGAATTTTATATATAATGCTACTGGAAGTTCATCAACTTCTGGTACTGCAGATAAATACCATTGGTCTAATTATACAGGTTCTGGAACTGTAACTACTTCTGGTAGTGCTGATTATATAGGTCCAGCTAGAATTTATAATACTACTGGAGGAATATTAACTTCTGGAACTGCTAATTATGTAGTACCAAAATTTATATTTATAGCAACAGCACAGGGAGTTGTCGATGAATATACTACTACAGTAGATTGTTCTACTACTTTAAATATTCAGGAAGGTGATTTACTTGTAGCGACAAGTAGGTGGTATCCATCTACCTTATGGTCATCAGTTGCAGAAATTGGAGGTGCTAATAATTTCACATTGCTAATATTGCTTAATAATGGAGCTAGCAATCATTACGAACAGATTGGTTATAAAATTGCTGCTACTGCCAATGTTGCCGCTACAATTAGAGCAACTTGGAACGCGAATACTTTTTGGAAAAATTTAATTGTTTTTCAGTTTAGACCTGCCCCTGGTTATTCAGTTTCTCTAGATCAAAATGTTAGCACTGCAAATGATGGATTGACTTGGCAAACACCAAATATTACAACTACCGACTTAGATGAAGTAGTATGTGCGATGGTTGCTCATTACCCATATGAGAATTATCCACCTGTTCAAATTGCTGGTACTAATGCCGATCTTTATGTAAATGGTCCTTCTGGTGCTTTTGGTTTAAGCCAATTAAGTTATAGCATCTTTACTAGTATACAAACTGACATTTATGCTACTGGAACTTTCTCTTATCAGACAGATTTGTGGGGTTGCCAGATAATATCATTTAAGGCACTAGCAGAACATATCTACAATCCTACTGGAATTGTAAATACTTCTGGACTTGCTACTACTGTAGGAAATACAAACCCTGTATATATTGCTAATGGAATTGTAAATACTTCTGGACTTGCTACTACTGAAGAATTTAATGCTTATGTTTATAACGCAACTGGAAGTGTAAATACTACTGGTTTTGCCTCGTTTAGTAGAGATACTATTTACAATGCAATTGGAACAGTAAATACTTCTGGATTTGCTATAACTATAGGTTCTATAGCTGGTATATGGAATGCTACAGGAACTGTAAATACTTCTGGATTTGCTACAACTGAAGAACTTGATGCTTATATTTGCAATCCAGTAGGAAGTGTAAATACTTCTGGAACTGCACAAATTACTCATAGTAATTACATTTATAATCCTACTGGAAGCATAATAACTTCTGGATTTGCCTTAGTTTCATCTGTTAGTGTTCCTTTTAGAATGCCTGATTTGATAGGTAAAGGAATTCTTTTTGGAGCACCAGCAACTAAAAATAGTGTTACTCTTAATCAAAATACTGCTTTTAAAAGTATAGGAAAAATTTATACTCCTACAGTAGTTATTTATCCTACTCGTATTTATATAGCAAGAGGTGGAGTTGCTACTTCTGGTATTGCTCGCGTTAATTTTAGAAATTACACTTACAACGCAACTGGAAGTGTAAATACTTCTGGTGTTGCTAGAACTATTTTTAAAAATTTTATTTACAATGGAACTGGAAGAGTAAATACTTCTGGTTTTGCTCTAACTATTGGTGCCTATAAACCAATTGGTTACTGGCCTATTTACTACTGGGCAATTTACTGGCCTATACATTACTGGCCTGATTCAATGCCTACTGCTAATTATGTTTATGGCGCATTAGGAATTGTAAATACTTCTGGTGTTGCTGAAACAATTGGTCCTGTTGTTAAAACTTACAGTGCAACTGGAAGAATAAATACTTCTGGTTTTGCTACCACACAACAAGGTTATATCTATAATCCTACTGGAAGAGTAAATACTTCTGGTTTTGCAGCAGGAATTATTTTTAATAACTATCAAAATGTCTTTAATGGAACTGGAAGGATAAGTACTTCTGGATTTGCTTTAACTATAGCAGTTAATGCTCCTTTTAAATTAACTACTTTAATAGGTAAGGGAATTCTTTTTGGAACTTTAGCTGGCACTGATATTTATCTAAAATCAAATGCAGCATTAAAGAGTTTTGGAAAACTTTACTCACCTATAGTTACTATTACCGCTACAGGTTATACTTATAATCCTACTGGAAGAGTTTTTACTTCTGGATTTGCTACAACTATAACTTCTGGTTATTCCAAGACTTACAATCCAACAGGAAGGGTATTAACTTCTAAATTTGCTCCTACTTCTGTAGATACTAAAAACTTTATTTATAATGCTACTGGAAGTTCATCAACTTCTGGACTAGCAACTACTTTTGTATCTAAAGATTTTATTTATAATGCTACTGGAAGAGTTAATACTTCTGGACTAGCAACTACTTTTGTATCTAAAGATTTTATTTATAATGCTATTGGAATTGTAAATACTTCTGGATTTGCCACAATTTTGTTAAGCACTAGATACTTTATTTATAGTGCAGAAGTAGCAATTGTTATTACTTCTGGCTTTGCTACAACTTTATTAGTTACAAAAAATTTTGTTTATAATACTTCTGGAACTATTTTAACTTCTGGGTTTGCTTCTACAATTGGAAATATAACTGCCACTTATAATCCTACTGGAAGAATAAATACTTCTGGAATTGCTACAACTGTACTAGGCACTTCTAATCAAATTTATAATCCTACTGGAAGAATAAATACTTCTGGATTTGCTACTATACAACAAGGTTATATTTATAATGTAACTGGAAGAATAAATACTTCTGGATTTGCTACTACTTTATTAAATACTTTGACTCCAGTTTATAACACTACTGGAAGTGTATTAACTTCTGGATTTGCTATAACTTCGTTAAGTACAAGAAATTTCACGTATAATACTACTGGAAGAATAAATACTTCTGGAATTGCTACAACTGTACTAGGCACTTCTAATCAAATTTATAATCCTACTGGAAAAATAAATACTTCTGGACTTGCTACTACTTTAATAAGTTATAAGAACTTTATTTATAACGCAACTGGAATTATAAATACTTCTGGACTTGCTACAACTAATAAAAATATTTATTCTCAATCTTATAATGCAACTGGAAGGGTAAATACTTCTGGTTTTGCCCTCGCTTTTGAATTTAATAATTATACTTACGAACCAAAAGGAAGTTCCACTACTTCTGGATTTGCTAGAACTTTAATAAATGCAAAGAACTTTATTTACAACGCAACTGGAAATATAAATACTTCTGGAACTCTTACTTTAGTAATTTCTTTCTTTGTAGTATTTTATGTAGCAATCGGAACAGTAAATACTTCTGGACTTGCTACTACTTTAATAAGTTATAAGAACTTTATTTACAATGCAATCGGAACAGTAAATACTTCTGGACTTGCTACAACTTTATTAAATACAAAGAATTTTGTATATAATGGTACCGGAAGAATTCTTACTGCTGGATCTGCTAGTATAACTACATCTGTATTTATTCAAGCCTATATATCAATAGTAACTATAAGAACTTCTGGTCTTGCTACTACTTTAATAAGCTATAAGAATTTTATTTATAACGCAACTGGAATTATAAATACTTCTGGATTTGCTAGAACTACAGAATTTGCTTTATATACTTTTAATACTACTGGAATTATAAATACTTCTGGAACAGCACAGTATCAACGAGGATTTATTTATAAAGGAATTGGAATAATTAGAGCTAGTGGTAAAGCAAGTTCAGTTGGTTACATAACTGCTATTTATATAGGAAGAGGAACAATTAGAACCAGTGGATTTGCTCCTACTGGAAAGAACGAACATTCTTATATAGGAAATGGAATAATTCATACTTCTGGATTTGCTAAAACATCTCGTAAGAGAAAACGCTTTATTTCTTTCACGGAAGTAGTTGGTGACACAAGTATAAATTACTTTAATCTATTTACAGGGAAAGTTAAAGTAGGTTCTACAGAAATTAGAAAATTATTAAAGGGAAAAAATTCTGGTAGAGAGGCTGACTTTTCTTATTTTGATGAATGGACCAAAGGCGATGGACGAAAAGAATGATAAAAGGAATTAAGTAATATGTTGGACTGGATAAACTTTATCAATCAGGCATATATTAATTTTTCAGCACCTCAACTAAAAATCTTTAAGCTGGATAAAGTAAGAACACAAAAAGACCCAGTTTATGTAGAAGAACAATTTTCTAGGATTTTTCTACCACCTTTTAACATTAGAGGATTTCATTTAGACAACACTTGGAAACAATTACTTGGTGGATTGATGCCTTACCGAGAAGAAGAAGACAACATACAATTTGTAATAAATTTTCAAAATATGGTACAGACAATTCGTAAATTAAAATATATGCATGTTGCTGAAATTCATATTACTTATACTGGTAAAGGAATTCCTTTCGCTTCTAATTTAAATGGACTTTTCTTAATTAAAGTTGATGGAATTATTGTTGGAAGTTTCTCACTTGATTATATAGCATATAATACTATCACTAAATTAGGAACAGCAATTGGTGATTTAACCAACTTCACAGTAACTTTAACAGGACAAAATGATGCTAGTTTAAATCTTGTTGATTTTGCGGAAATAAATTTTAAAAATAGAGAACTTCTGGTTTATTCTATTGATGGTGCTTATTTAAACATAAATGATGTAATTGAAGCTGGAGATTTAGTACTTACAAATAAATGGCGATTGTATGAAGTTCTTAACTGTAACCCTTCAGGGGATATGCTTTGGGATTATGTAACATACACCCTATCCTGTAATTTAGCAAAATTAGATCAAGCAGTTTTACCTGGAGATTATAATGCACAAATTAAAATTCATCAGTTGAATTTACCTAGGACTTTGAGGGAATAGTATGGCAGAACGACTAGAACACTTTATGATGCGTAACTATAGTAAAGCAATAAAAGAATGGTTGGAGAAAACTGTTTCTCTATCCCGTTACCCAAATAACCAGAATGTTCAAGTTACTTACATGACACCAGAAAGAGCATTTGCTAAATACCTTTATCCAGTAGTGAATGGACAAAATGTTGCACCAATAATTACTTTTATGCTAATTGATTTCACTTATGGAGAAAATGAAAATTCTCTAGGATTTACAAATGATGTTATTCGTTATACAAATTCTAAAGTAGTAAGATATGTTAAACCTTTGCTAGTTTATAAACTCAATTATCAACTTTCCATAAATACAATTATGCAATCCGATTGTGATGTTATGATGTATCAAATAATGAGTAATGCTTCTAAAAATAGAAAAGCAGCAGTAGCAGTAGACGGGCAGTGGGCAGAAATAATGGCTGGAAATCCTCGAAATGAAATAGCACTTGAACCCGGAGATGCTCAAGATAAAATTTGTAGATATGGGATGGATTTAACAATTCCAAGGGCTTACTTACCAAGAGATTTCTTTGAGCGTTCACCTATACTTTCTAGCGACTTTGATGTTGAAACAGTTACAGATATCACATAGATGATAAAGAAGGTATTTATATTTGGGAACAATTTATATACTAGAAAATAAAGTTAATGGTAAGTATTACGTAGGGCAAACTACTCAAGTATTTTATAAAAGAATGCGAGAACATTGTAAAAATAAAAAATTTTATATTGGGAATGCTTTAAGGAAATATGGAGAAGAGAATTTTTCCAAATTACTTCTTGAGAATGTTCCAGATGAAGAACTTAATTACTGGGAAATTCATTATATACAAGAATGTAATTCTGTTTCTCCATTTGGGTATAATTTAACCTATGGTGGAGAAAGTGGAAGAAAATCAGAAGAAACTAGAAAGAAAATGAGTGAAGAACATAAAGGTGAAAAAAATCATATGTTTGGAAAACATCCTACAGAAGAATATAAAAAGAAATTGAGTGAAGCACATAAAGGACAAATTCCTTGGAATAAAGGAAAGCGTTATACAGAAGAAGATAAATTAAAAATGAGTCGTTACAAAAAAACCGTTGTTTCTATTACATAGATATGAGTATGCAGTATAAAATTAGTAATTTAACATATCAAAGTATAAGAGTTTTCATTGAAAACAAGGAGTATATAATTCCTGGAAGGAATGATGTGATAGAAAATTTTATTACAGTGGAAGCAATTAATGAAGATGTTAAAAATCTAGCCACAAAAGGTCTATTAAAGTATAAACAACTAAAATAGTTCCTACCTATAATTCTACGAAGACAAGGCGGTTTTTGTGTCACCATGTTTTTGTCAATAAATGCCTTTTTCTCCAATGTAAAGATAAAGAAGTATTTTAAATAGGAGGAAATGATATGGCAAAAAGCCCTTCAATAACAATTTTTGAGCAGGATAAATCATCCTATACAGTAACTTCAGCACAGACTATTCTAGCACTGGTTGGATATGCTACAAAAGGTATCATAAATACAGTAAAGTCAATAGCTTCAAAAACTGATTTCTTAAAAGCTTATGGAAATCCATCAACTACTTCCCCTTGGGGTTCTCTAACTGCTCTAAGAGGTTTCAACCAAACAGGTCAAGTTTTATTTGTTAGAGTTGGAAATTTAGCTGCTGGTGATTCTTCTACTTGGCTTTCTTATGCCGAGAGGGTAATAAGAGGATATAAATTTACTAACTCAGCTGATTCAATTAAAATTTTATTTCAAGCAAAAGAATATGGTTCAGCTTTAAATGGTTCTTATGTTACTTTTACTCAACGAAGTAATCCTATTAATGGTGATAGTATTTATGATCTTAAATATTATTATGGTGGAAATTTACAAGAGACTTATTCTGCCATTAGTTTTAAAATTGGAGATTCTAGATTTTTCCCAACACTAATAAATGCTCTTCCTGAAAATGGTGGTTCTAACTGGCTTTCAATCCAATATAAAGTCTGGAGTGGTGACTCAAGAGTTAGAGCAGTACCCGCTTCTACAACTGGAACAGTTACTACTTATTATTTGGGGCAATCTTCTGGATATGGTGATTCAAATATTGCTCAATCTTGGAGAGGTGATAGTTGGCAAGCAGCAAGACCTGGAATGACAACTTGGTATACTTTTAGAACTGGTAAAGATGGAATTCTTCTAAATTCTGGAGATACATTGTTTACTAATCAATTAGCTACATCTGCAGCTTTAGCAAATCAAGAAATGTGGGACTATCATATTCTTGCTTGCCCTGACAATGGAAATTCTGCAGTAGCAGATGCTGGTATTGCTCTAGCTGAATATAGAAAAGATTTCTTATTTTTGGTAGATCCTCCTTTTGGAAAGACAACAACTAATGTTACTGCTTGGCATAATGGAACTGGTTCTCAAGGTAGAACTACCGTACTTAATAGTTCTTATGCTGCTACTTGGTGGCCTTGGCTTAAAGACTATAATCCGATAGCTGGACAATATGTGTGGTCTCCTCCTTCTACTTTCATAGCTGAAAAATTACTTGAAGTAGATAAGAATTATGGACCTTGGTATGCACCAGCTGGTGATATAAGGGGAAAAATTCTAGCTTACGATTATGAGACTTCACCTTCTTTAAGTGACAGAGAAGTGCTTTATGGTGATTTAAATGCCGTTAACCCAATAGTAAATTTTGCAGTAAAAGGTCTAGAAGTTTATGGACAGAAGACATTATTACGAGCAACTACTGCTCTTAATAGACTTAATGTTAGAAGAATGGTAATCTATGTTAAGAAGTTAATTAAGAAGGCAATGGATGGAATTGTATTTGAGCCACATAATGCTGACAGTTGGGCAAGGGCTAGAACGATTATTAACAGCATACTTGAACCTGTAAGACAAGCAAATGGACTAGCAGACTACAAAGTAACTATTGATGATAATACTAATACTCCTGATTTAATAGCTCAAAGTATTATGAAAGGAATTATACAACTTGTTCCAGTTGGAACAATTGAAATCATAGAATTGACTATGCAAATTAAAGCAGCGGGATCATCAATTTCATAAGAAACGCCAACGACAACTCATATATGTTATTATAAGTTTAAGAACCTTCTTAACAGAAGGTTCTTTTATTTTAATGAGTAATATATATGGGAATTATTTATATATTGGAAATTAAAATAAAAAGCCCCTCTTTTTGAGGGGCTTATTTTTTAGTTATATGTTATGAGAGAAAAACTATTAGGTATAAATGTTATTAAAGCATTACAGCAATAATTATATGAAAATGAAAATTCTAGAAATAATTGTTCCTTATCTATTTCTTCAGCTAGACAAGTTTTACAGATAATTTCTTCATTGTCAAGAGTTATTAAGTAACCTTCTGGAACATTGGAGAAAATTGTTCTGCAAGAATTACAGATTTCAATATCTTCTTCAGTTTCTTTAAGACATTCTACACAAATCCATTTTTTAGTATCTTTAAAAGAAAAAAGTTTAGATTTTAGTTCAGTTTTTTCACAAGTATCACAAACTGTATAAAAAGTATCAAAACAATGTTGACAAACTCTTGTATTTTTTGTGTCTAATCTTGAAGTATCTATCCACATTTCAGTATTACATATATGACATTGTACTACTCTTTCTCTGTAGCATTTATCACACATAATTCTTCCATCAAAAGTATGGGATATGCTTTCTATATAATATGTGCACGTGCTACAATACTGTCCTGAAACTTTTTCTATATTTATTTTTTCATCTATGAGATGTGTTAATCCATATTTGTAAACAAATATAGAACTTCCATCTATAAAAAGATTGCCTCTATTTTTGTCTATGTAAGAATAATGTCCTGCTGAAGCAGTTCCTTCAATATAATATCTTCCATTATAATTACTAAATTTACTATAATCAATATAAATAAAACAACTTTTTTTATTTTTGAAATATAGAAAATCTATTGGATGTTTAGAACAAAATTTTTCTTGTTTTACAAAAGGAAGTTTTGTTGTATTTCTTATAACTTCTTGTTCTAGAATTTCAGAAGGGAAGAAACGAATTAAATTTAGATCGTTATACTTATTTAGTATTATCCAAGATCTAGAATTAAAAGCATCAGTCTTCATTCCATGATAAATTTTTTTGCTACCATCCGTAACATAAAGCATTGCTCTATTTGGATCTCCAACAAGTCCAGGAAGTCCGCTCCAATAAGAACCACTGAAATTACTTTCAAGGTTAATACAAGAACTCCACTTTTCTCCGGAAGCAGATAGAAACCAGTCAGCAAAATTTAAGGAGAAAACTATTTCTATTCCGCTTGAAGGAAGCTTATAAACTCCTACTTTATTAAGAGCATTTATAATTTCTTGTTCTAGACATTCTATATCATAAGTATTTTTAGAATTAAAATTATCAATTCCAGTGATACGACTGGCGGATGCTTCATGAGAAAGATAATAGTCAAGAATTACTTTCTTTAATTTTAAAGTCCTTCCTTTAAGAGTAAATTTATTGCTTCTAAAATTTGAATATTGAATATTGGTTTCTAGACAAAAAGAAGTAAAAAACTTTCTGAATAAGGTCCAGCCTTTGTCAAATTTTTCTAAAAATTCTTCTGGAATTTTATATCGAATTCTTAAGTCTGGAGAATTTTTAAAAATTTCTTTATAGAAATTATCTGTAACTGGTTCGTAAATTCTTTTTTTAAAAACTTTTAAACTTTCTTCTTCAAGGCAAAAGTGATTTGTAACCAATTCTTCGATAATTTCTAGATTCTTAATGTCAGTTTCATTCATTTAATAATTCTCTTCTTCATCCCCATATCCATCGTCTTCATCATAATAGGAATCATTTCTTTCGTAGAAATCTGCTATTTTTTTAAGACGATTTCCTTTAGTTTCAGTTTTCCAAACTTTCCCATTGATTAAGCGCTTTAAGCCACCACTATAATTAAATCCCTCATCTGTATAATTAGGCTTTTTGTCTTCTTTTCTAGAATATGAAGAACTACCACTTCCTCTAACATATCTACCATAAGTTCCAAATTTATGATGTTCTGCTACATTTTTGTTAGCCATTTTAATAGACAAGTTATCAAAATAGATTGAGTTAAGAAATTCCCCGTTAGTAATTTTATGCCAGAATAATTCAATGTAATATCTTCCAATATAGCTTTCTGGATGGCAATCTTCATCATTTCCATAAAATTTTATATTGAAAGCTTTTTCTGTCATATTGGTTATTCCTAAATAGTTAGGATATTCCCTAACCATTGTAAGAAAAGTTTTATTTATTGTATCTTTGGATTTAGATCTTATAATCGTAACCCAGCTTCTAGATATAATTCTATCAACTATTATACCATTATAATTTTTCTTAACTCCATCGGTGATATAGACCATCGCCCTATTTTTATCTCCAACAAGTCCAGGTAATCCACTCCAGAAAGCTCTTTCGTAAGAACTATCCAAAGAAATACATGAAGTCCATTTTTCTCCAGCAGAACACAAAAACCAGTCAGCAAAATTTAGAGAAAAAACAATTTCGAGTTTTTTGTTAGGTATTTTCATTGTTCCTATTTTCTCTAAAAGGATTCTTATTTTTTTTGTGATAGTCTCTTCATTAATAGTTTCATAATAGCCAAATCCAAGATCTTTTGTGGCGTATGAAATATTTTTAATATAAAAATCTTCAATAACTTTCTTTATTTTTACTTCTTGTCCATTAATTGTTATTTTATTTTTTTTATAATGATTATAATTTATTTTATTTTTTTCGATAAAATAAGAAAAGTTTTCCTGAAATATTTTCCATCCATTATCAAATTGTTCCACAAGTTTTTCATCAAGCGGTATTCTTTTGCGAAAATCTTTTTTTTCTCCAATTATTTCTTTAAATTCTTTTGCGATAAGTGGTTCATAGAATAATCTGTATTTAAAAAGTTTAAGGCTCTCGTCGGTTAAAGAAAAATGATTTTTTACAAGATAAAAAATCTTGAATTTATTTTTTAGGTCTTGAAATTCAGTTTCGGGCATTATACTCCCTTTCTATCTTTAAGTATAACATTTTTTTTGATTTTTGTAAATTTTTTAAGTTTTAAAATTTTTGGAGTTTAATTATTATTGTCTAGCAAACATTTTTGGATCTAAAACAGTAGATAGATTAGTTTCATTTTTTATAGGATTTTTAGGATCTATTAAGTTAATTTTTGTATCTGTGTTTTTTAACACAGGTGATTGACTTACTGATAGTATAATTTCAGTTTTTGGATTTTTGAAACTAGTTTCACTGAAAATAGTTCCAGTTTTTGGATCTTTAATTGCTGAAGGGGCAATGTCTATTTCTGGAACTTTTGCTAAATCAATAGAAGTATTTATAGTTACTGGTTTATCTGCCATAGAAGTCCTCTATAGAGTATCTTTACTCATCTTCCAGTTCGTCTTCTGGTTCTTCATCATCTTTATCTAAATCTCCCATTGTAATTTTTTCATTAGTCAGTTTATTGTAAGACTTTATTAAATACTTTGTGTCATAGTAAGAAATTTCGTCAATTAACATGGAAGATATTTCTTCCATTAATTCTGCTTCTTTGCTAGGAGCACTGGAACTTACAGAACTTTCTGTAATTCTTTCTTCTTCTGGAAAAACCCAGTTCCAGTATTTTACTAAATCTTTTTTAGATAGTAATTTTATCTTTTCTTCTATTGTAGAGATTACATCATCAATTGTCATATAAAACTCCTAGTTGGTATATAAGTGTTAATTATTTTTAAAGATAAGAAATATTGCCACTATTCCTAGTCCAGTCAACATTACTGCTACCACTGGAAAAAAACCAGCTATTAAAAGACCTGCTATTATAGCACATCCAATGCCTATACTTCGTTGCATATTTCTTCCTTATGTTTAGAAGGAGTGGGAACATCAGTTGGTTTTGAGTGGTGTTCTTCTTCTTCGAAATTTTCGTCAAAACCTATTGGCATTTGTTCTTCGTCTTCTAAATTTTTTAAAATTTCGTCTATATTTCCATCCATTTCTCTATTTATCATTTCAGAATATTCGATATTATCATCTTCCGTTAGTAAATCCTCATAAGTAAGAATTTCTTTTCTTAATTGTCCCATGCAATCTAAACAAATAAAGTCATTACAAACTTTTGAGAAAATTGTTTGTACCTTTTCAGTATTACAAAACATACAAATTTCACCAATATATTCTGCTGAGGTATAGGCTGGAATTTCTATATTTCTTGTTTTATTTAAAATTGGACGATATCCAAGTCCATAATATGTATTATGAAAACAACTTTTTGGAGCTTCAAATTTTTCTTTTACATTTTTTATAATTGCATGTGTGAAATCCATAGCAACTTTAAGATCGTTAATATCAACAAATTCTGATTTTGAGTGAGGATTATAATAACCAACGCTTAAATTGGCACAACTAATTTGCTCGCTTAAAAAATTTGCATCCGAGAAACAGCCAATTCCTTGTTTATAACCAAATACTCTACCTATTTCTAGAAGAGTTTTTTCAAATTCTTCAGTTCCATAATTATTATTGGCACAAATAATATCTTGATAACCTTTTCTATCAAGAACTAGTCCATAAGGAATATCAATTAATTTTTGAGTTATCATGAAATGTTTAATTCCATTTCCTCCGCATTCTTCTTCTACGGAAAAAACAAAATTACATAAGTTCTGGCAAGCTAAAGTTAAAGCTATAAAAATTCCACACTTATCATCTCCTCCAATTACACCATAACCACTTAAAATATTTCCTCTTATTTTAATAAATTTAACTAAAGTAGCATCTATTTCATCTTGAACTGTATCCATATGCGCAGAAAGTAGCGGAACATTTTTTTTGGAGATGTTGTATATGTTACCACACTTATCAGTCCAATGAGGAATGTCATACTTTTTAAGCACTTCCCTTATTACACTAGCCATTTGTGTTTCTTTTTTTGTTCTTGCTGGAGTTTGGAAAATTTTTTCCAGTAATTTGAGATCCATTATTGTTCCTTCATTTTTCAAGTATATAAATTTATTTCTTTCTTGTCAATTATTCGTGGTCTTTATGTAATTTAATTCCCTTTTCACAGGCGCAAGCATAACAATAAATATGTCCTGTTTTTGTTTTTACTTTGTCTTTTATATTGCCTACAAGTTTCCCACAAGAAGAACAATTTGCATACTTTTCATAAAAACATATTTCACAAATAATATTTCCTTTTGGATCTTTTTTGTTAATGCCATTTTTTAGACTTACTTCTTCACTACAACAGTAGCAATCAGTGTATCCTTCATGATAGCAATTTTCACAATAATAAATACCACGCTTGTCTATATATTTATCTTCGTTGTGGTAAGCATCATCACAATTATTACAGGTGAAAAAAGCTTCTCTATAACAGTTTTCGCAATAAACATCGTTGCCATCTGGCCCATAAAAGGCATGGTTTTCATCTATCATTCTTCCACAATTAGTGCATTCATATCCACTATCTTCGCAACTTGAAAGATTTTTTCCTTGTGAGATTAATCCTTTAAGTCCTGCGCCACGCCAATTAAAAATTCTATTTTCATTTATTTCACCATTTGGTGCTATGTGATTATAACCATGATGGCCGAAACGAAGATATAAGTCTTTACACAAACCGAAACTATCCTGAAATACACCAGCACTATTTCCATTTTTATATTTAATTAAATCTACTGGATATTTGCTTTGAAAATTTCTAGTAGTTTCATCTTCATGATTAAAAGTAAGTTTTGTTATTTTGTTAATTTCTGAAATTTTTATTAGAGAATTAGGATAAAATCTAACTATATGCATTTCATTTTTATTGCTTAAAAGAACCCAACTTCTAGCCAAAAATCTATCAACCTTAATATTGCAGTAACTTTTTTGCGCACCATCAGTTAGATAAATCATTGCCCTATTCTTATCTCCAACTAGGCCAGGCAATCCGCTCCAATAATTTCCATCATAGTCACTATCCAGAGAAATACAGGAAGTCCATTTTTCTCCAGTAGAACAGAGAAACCAATCAGCAAAATCAAGAGTTAAAACAATTTCAAGTTTTCCTTTAGAAAGTTTATTTGCTCCGATTTGATTCATTGTATCGTCAAATTTTTTTTTCATTTGTTTGCGATAAAACTCTTCGTTATCGCTTGAGTAACAATGGATACCAAATACTTGGCAAGCTTCACGAATAGGCAGTTTTTTTAGAAAATACTCTTCCATAAATTTAACAAGTTTGCGTTCGTTCTTATCAACAGTAATTTTATTGTTGAAGAAATTTTCATATTTTACATTAAAATTTAGAATGAAACCAGAAAACCAGTTCTTAAATAATTGCCAGCCTTCATCAAATCTTGAACAATCAAATCCATCAACTGGAAAACGCACTCTCAAATCATTTTTGATAAATTTTTTATAGGTTTCATCAATGAATGGATCAAAGAGATAGTTTTGGAATTTTTTTAGTCCTTCTTCGCTAAAAGCAAAGTATTCTTTTACCAGATCAAAAATAATTTCTTTGTTACCCATATTACACTCTTACCATTGCTTTTTGTGGAAAATTCAAAATTAAGGATTTGGTAATCCTTTTAGGTAATTCTCTTTTAAGTTCTTTTACTAGAAGTTTCTTATTTACAGGAATTTTTGTAATAGTAGAATCAATTTCGCTTGCTAAATCTTTTATAGAAATTTTTACGAGCATTGAAAGAATTTTGTAAATGTTTGATTCAGTCATTTGGATATTTTTTATATCCAATTCATGCTTCCAGTAAATTGTCCTTGCTTCCGTGCAAAACTTATCTAAAATACTTCCGGCTATAGTATATACTAAAACATCACTATTCTTATAAATGAAAGAAGTTTCTTTCTTAATTGAATTTGATGAATTAAAAATTCTTTTTTCTACAAAGGGAGAGTTAGTTACTTTAGCAATTAATCTTGAGGAATATTCTGAGTCTTCAATAAAAGGTCTTATAATAATTCCCTCCATTAATTGTCCTGGAAGTTCAGAAGTCATAGAAACTGCATTTGCTAGTTTTTTAATTTCTTCTTCATCAAAATTTATTAATTTAATCAATGGAACATGAAGAAGTTCAACAGATTCCATTAAATTAGAAAAATCATCCCAGCACATCCAGTTTTCATTAAGAAAGATGTCATGAAAATAAATTGCTTTTGAACTGGAAGATTTAAAATAAGAAATCTCTTTAGAAATTTCATTGTTTATAAGTTCTCCAAATAAACAAAATGGGACAGAAATTTTTTCTGCTAACTTAATAAATTCATCCTTGTAATTTACAAGTGATTTTATCATAAATTGACTTTCCAAATCATCTTTTAAGTTTCCCCAACGATTTCCAAATTTATAAGTTTTTCCATCGAACATTACACGAATACTTAAGCCACGTAATTTTTCTAATACTACAATGGCTCGTTTATCAAATTTTTCACAAAGTTCATCATTTAGTTCTTCCACTCTTGCTATAGCTTTATCATTGGATTTATTTGTAAAACCAGTCTCCCAACCATTTCTTCTACAATAACCTTCATAATAATCATCATCGTAGTTATATGGATAATTATTTGGGTTAGTTACTGTTGTAGCTGGGACATTTTGTGTTTGTATTTGATTAATTGGTTCAGGCATTTGTTTTCTTTTTTTAAAAAATCTTCGTGTAGTCATAATAAAAAAGAGGGCTTTTCACCCTCTTTTGTTCTATGTGGGCTTAAGCATCAATTAGTTTGACAAATAGATGGTAGGCGCGCACAAGTACTTTATCTTCTTTATTAAGGGTAAAAGTAACGGTAAATGTTTTCGCATTTAGTTTTAGAACTATGCCTTCTACTACATCCTCTTTATACCTAAAAACAATTTTGTTTCCAGGTTTAATAGTATTTCTAGCTAGTTCGGCATTTTCATCAGAGTTTTGTATTTCCAAAGCTCTTTTTGCTGCTTTCTTTTCTTTAATTATTTTATTTATTTCTGCCTTAAGTTCGTTTAGGTTTTCAATAGACAAAATATCAAAATCAATTTTTGTAGCCATAATAAGAAAACTCCTTTATTAGTTTCTATCTATATTATAAAATATTTTTTGATTTTTGTAAATTGTTTTAGATTAGTATTTATTTATTCTAGGATAACCATTTTTGAAATAGATAGTTAAATAATAATAAGAATAACAATCTTTTTTAAAAACTGCTACTCTAGCATTACTTTTATTAGAAGCATAAGTAAAAATTAGAGATAGAGTAATTATTTGTTGTTTCATTAATTTAAGGGCTAGGGAAGGTTGAACTCCGCATCTAAACCTTGAAAGGGTTTTGACCTACCTTTAGTCGATAGCCCCATCTATTTAAGCTTCTGTTCCGTATTTATCTCTACAGAATTTTTCTGCTTCAACTACTCTTTCCTTTATTTTTTCGTAATCCATTCCAGCTACTTTGATACTCCAAGTATAACCTTTTGTATTTCTAGTAACTTCCATTGAGTGATAAGTTTCTCCAGCTTTTAAAGCTGCTTCATAAGCATCAGACATATAAGTCTCCTTTTTAATAGTATAATTTAATTATTTATTCTTGTCAAATAAAAATAGCTGACGTAACGACGCCAGCTTATCGTTCGAACTTTCCCGAAAGTCATATGTCTTTCCATATGTCAAAAGTCTTTCCTTCTGCCAGACAAGTTGCGCTAGTAAAATAACATACTATACAGCAACTATGTCCCATTTTAACTTCAAGGTATACTAAGCACTGCTGTGACTTCCATGTTCAGAAACATCGCTATATTAGTAATAGGTTGTTTAACTGTGAAAGTAGCTAGCGTGGCGGTTCACCGAAGAAATGGTTTACGGGTTCACAAAGATTTGAACTCTGAACTTCTGGGTTGGAGCCAGAAATGTTGCCAATTACACTATGAACCCATTAGTGGAGGAACGGCTGACAAATAATAACTCACTTGGCAACCACCCCTCCAAGCCCCTCTACACCTAATAGCCGAAGCTAAATTCGGGACAAGGCATTTTGATTAACTTACAAATAATATAAGTCAATCTTTTAATCTCTAACTTCAATCTTTTCTCATAATTATTCTTTACAATATATATATAATAAATTTTTTAACTAGGCGGCGGAATACCTGTAGTCATACTACACCTTTTCTTTGTATTAGGCCAGTTGTTTTAATAGTTTCCGTTCGTGGAAGCAGCACGGCTAGTCTTTTTCCTAGTAGTCAGGACCTGTTCTTTCGTGTGGGTTCCCGCACTCGGATACGATAACGGTTGTATCGGGCGATGAAATTTTTATCCTTCTAATTATTCATACAAGGTCGTCATTCCCTTTCGACTGGGCTTCTCAATTGTAGTGTGAGAAGTAGCACTTACTTCTTTCTCAAATCCTTCCATTCCTTTTTGGAAATGTAGGTATGAGTTCCTGCTTTTACCGAACGTCTAGCAGCCTCATCATAAATACGGGTAATGTCTTTCGTTTCAATGTTCTTGATGCATTTCATCAGTTATTCCTCCATGCTTTCTTTCATTATTATATCATAATTTTTGATTTTTGTAAAGTTTTTACTGGGAGAGAGATTTGAACTCTCATGACACTTATTTTGAGTAAGCGAAGTTTGCCAATTACTTCATCCCAGCTTGTTATATTTTTCAAAAGCGATTTGTCCCCACCAAGTTCTTTTTTGTGCTTCTACTTGTTTTGAAATTATATGTTCTTCGATAATTCCTTTTTTCAAAGTTTCAAAAAACATTCCAGCTCCAGATAGAAATTCTTTTGCTCCTTCATATGGAGTTAAACTTGCTTCTTTGTATAGAGAAAAAATTATGTCATCTAATTTTACAAAAATTTCTCCACCTATATTTATATGAATGAAATTGTGGTCCATAGGCATTTACTTTACCTCATTGCGCAAGAAAGGAATTGAACCTTCACGCCCCTTACGGAACACGAGACTCTCATTCTCGTATGGCTACCAGATTACATCACTTGCGCGTTTGCGAGCAAAAGGAGTTGAACCTTCAAAAAGTAGATTCTAAATCTACCGCGTCTAGCCAGTTGCGCCATGCTCGCATAATTTAAAGATTTTCTAATTCGTTATTAAACCCATCGAAATCTGCTCTTTCAATTTTAAAAGCAATAATTTCTTTAAGATCAAATTTCTCATGAGAGTAAATAAATACAAATACAAAAGGGGAATCTTCTGTTGTAATTACTCTCCAGATATAACTTTTTTCTTTGAAGTAAACTAAATTAATAATTGAACCTTCTACTTTTTCAGCAAAAATTTTTGCTACATGAAGAACTCCTCCATTGGCAGAAATTATTTTAGTTCCCTCAACTTCGAAAACTCCGCTAACTCCATAATCACTTATAATGGTATTTCCACCATCAAAAGAATGATACATTTTGTCCCATGTTCCTTGAAAAACTTTGTCAAATTCTTTAACTTCAACAATCTTTGGCTGAGAAAAAATTGTAAATGATAAGAAGAGGAACAATAAAATGGAAAAAATCTTTTTCATAAAAAATCCTTATTAGCGGAGGAGAGATTCGAACTCTCACTGACATCCTTTTAAGGGACGTGCCTCCTGCCAGTTGGGCTACTCCGCCAAGTTAAAACTTACATTATTTTTAAACATTATATTTCTTATTCTAGCATAATTTCCTGCTTTAGGGGTTAATCCTGCTTTTATCAACAATTGTCTTATATTTTTAGTTTCACTTAATAACTCTATAATCTTTTCTTCACTTACCTGTATTTTACCTTTTCCTAAATTTCTCGCTCTAAAAGTATCAGATTGTGAATGACAATTAGGACAAAGAAATTCTAAGTTTTCTAATCTGTTGTCATTGTTAAATCCATTTTTATGCTCTAGTTCTAGAACTAATTTTTCTTCTTTCCAGATTCCTTCATTTCCACATTTTCTACATTTATATGGAATTAAGTTATATTTTATTAAATAATGTTTTAATCTACAAATTGCTATAAAAGAATTTGCTGAAAATATTTTATCTTTAGGAATTTTAGTTTTTATTCTTTCATCGTCAAAAAATGTTTTTCCCTTATTCCAACTAATTACTTTTTTAGTCTTTATACATTTTGTTAAATATTCTATTGATGCTCTACCTTCTTTGTGAGCTTTGCTAAGCCCTTCACTATTTTTTTTTCTATTAACTGGACATTGAGTATTCCACTTTTCACAGGTATTTCTTCCTGACTTATTTATAAATCTTGCTTCTTTTCCACAACCATATTCGCATAGCATAAACTGCCTCCAAAAGTATCTTTACTGGCAATAACTATATATGCTATAACTATGCTCCTACCATTTTATAAAAAAAGGGATGTAAAGGATTCTAACCTTCAACTTACTTTGATGTAAATTTTTCTTTTAAACTAACATCCCTATCAAGAACAACTCATTTTCAGTGAGGTCAAGATGCGTCCATCCTTTTACATCTTCACGTTCTAAGCCATTTAACCCATTGCTACGGAAGAAAGAGCGTTCTATCTTATTTAACTTTCCTAGCCCGAAGTGTTTGAATCGAACAAACGACCGCTTGGTCTTCAGCCAAGCGCTCTACCAACTGAGCTAACTCCGGAAAGGGAGATTGACGAGGATTGAACTCGCATGATTCCTTGCTCCACAGGCAAGTGGCTTACCATTAGCCCACAATCTCCAAGTAAGCCCTAGGTTAGAGTCGAACTAACTTTAATAGTTTACCGAACTATCGTTCTGCCGTTAAACTACAAGGGCATTTTCTTTTATTTTTATTATTTCTATGTTTTTTATGTTTATTAAATTTTGATGTATTTCTCTATGGCAATTAGAGCATACAAGAATACATTTATTTGCTTCTTCTATTAATTTAAACTTAGATTTTTCTAAACCATTACCACTTATTAAAAATTTTTTTTCATTTTTATTTTTATGATGAAAATCTAGAGCACTAAAACATTTATTGTATCCACAAACTTGACATTTACCCCCTTTTAAATCTGTTAATTTTCTTCTTATTTTTTTGCTTCTTGTATCTGTATATTTGTTAAAATTTTTAGCATTTATTCCATATGCTTGTGGACGATTTTTATCAAAGCATTCTTTACATAAATTTTCAGCACTTTTAGACATTCTACTACCACAAATTTTACAAATCTTTTTAATTTTTTTTATTTTATATCTATCTTCTTCATATCCTTTTTTAAGAGTTAAAGCTCTTTTAAAATTCATTTCATCCGATTGTATTCTTTTATTAGAACAACTTCTAGAACAAAATCTCAAAGGATAATTTTTTGTGTGGTATTTATCCTTTCTCCAATCTTCAAAAAATTCCTTACCACAACTTTCACAATTCATAATTGAACTCTCCCATATATATATTTACTACATTCAATAATATATATGAGTTCAATTCTACCTACTGAGTTATAGTAGCATTCTTTCACAATTATAAATATAGTTCCCATTTTTATAAGAGAACCAAACTACTTCTTCATACCAATCTTCCCAGTTTAACCACCTAATTTTAGAGCAGAGAATTTTATATTGAACCTCTTTTTCCACTAGCTCAATTTCAATTCCTCTCAAAATTGCTTGGTAACACTCCCATATATTATAACTTAAATTTAAATTCTTGTCAAATCCTTGAAATGGTAGTTTTAAAAGAGTTTTATTTAATAATAAACTTTCGTGAAGTAGTTTTTCAAAACCAAAAGTATCTATTTTTGTTAAATAATCTGTAAGTATCTTTTCTGCTTCTACATAAAACTCATTTAATCTATTACTTTTAATTATGTCAATAAATTTATATTCATCAGTAGGCCACCAGATATTTAACCATTCTTTTGATTCACAATGAGGAATTTCTCCATTTTGTGTTTCCAATGCTTTTTTAGTAAAAAAAGAAATTATTTCTTCAAAAATTCCTGTAGATTTATTTTCAGTAAAAATTTCAGCTAATTTTCTAAAACTTATTCCATAAAATTTATTTAGAATAACAAATGGAATTTGTAGAAGTTTATTAAAGTGTAAAAGAGAAATTACCCAAGCAAAAACTTTTGCCTTTATCCAGTCTTCTCTAGTTAAAGTATTTGTTGATGTTACTACTAATTCATTTTCAAAAACTTCTTCTACAGAAAGACTTCCGTGCCGATTAACAAGTTTCTTTTCCATTATATCAAAACTATATTTTTCTTGATATTCAATTCTTCCCATTTCAGCATTAGGGAGAATATTTAAATCTGAAAAAGTAATTCTGTTATGTTGTCCGTTTTCTATTATTTCTGAAATTCCATTTACATAAGAATCGTAAGTTTCTTCTGGCAGTCCTAAAATAATGTCTGTAAAAGCATCCACTCCAATGTTAGTTAATTTCTGTTTTACTTCTTTGAAGTGATTAATTTTCATATTTATTCTTTTTATTGCTTTTAAGGTATCTTCATTTGTAGATTGAAGGGAAAGAGAAATTGTAGTATTTAATCCAGCTTCTGCTAATAATTTGTAAGTATTATAAGTGTGTTCCTTAAAGTTTTTAGTGCTTTGAACTGATATTCCTTCTGGATAACCAAACTTTATTTTATTATCTGCTACAAATTTAATAATTTCATAATCTCTTTCCAGCATTCCAAAATTAGAATCACAGCAAGTTATAAACTCAATTTTATTATTCTTGAACCATTCTACTTCTTTATAAAGTCTTTCCATGCCAAAAGTAAAAACTCTATTTTGTGTGGCAGAACCCCAGTCACAATAAGTGCAAGAAAAAGGACAACCTCTATTGGTTTCCCAAAGAGCAATCCAATTTACTTTTGGATTTGCTTTTATTAGTGGCTGGAAGATTTCTTCTAAAAATGGAGATGGAATACTATTTATTTCAAAAATTCTTGGAGGGTATTGAGAAAGTATTACTTCATTGTTTTTGTCTAAATAATTTATTCCGGAAATTTCTCTCCAGTTACGATTAAAAAGATTTTTTAAAATTAAAGTAAAAGTTATTTCTCCATTACCAAGACAAGCCAAATTAACTTGAGGATTTTCTCTTAAAAATTTTTCTACTTTATCACAAGAAATTCCTGGTCCACCAAAAACGGTTATTACATTAGAATCTCTTTTTTTTAATAGTCTTGCTATTTCTAAAGAAATTCTTGTATTCCAAGTGTATAAACTAAAAAAAATTATCTCTGCACCAGATAATTCTCTTACTGCTTCTTTTAATGGAATTCTTTTATAGATTGGCAAAAGAAATTCAAAATCACTTACATTATCTAAATACTTTTCAGCATATGCTTGTAATAATCCTAACGAATATGGCAAATACTCTTGATTAAAAAAAGAAGTATTTATCTGAACCATTCCTACTTTAATTTTTTGCATATAACTCCTTTGACTTTATTTATGCTATAGCCATCTGCTAGAATCAAACTAGCATCTTATTTGTACGAAAAATTGATTTTATCATTAAACTAAGATGGCGTGAAATGTGTTATAAAACTTTATTAAAATAATGTTTAATTATTGTCTTTTTTTCTTTAATGAGAAACTTTAGACTAGCAGTAAAATATCCAAGATAAAATGTCCCTGGAATAATTAAAAATAACCACCAAGGACTCATATTTTATTCCTTTTCAGCTATTTCTTCTGCTATAACAATTGCTGGACCAATTATATCTATCTTTTTATTGCTTACAGTAAATAGAATCATCACGTCTCCATTTTCACTTCTATCAGCTATGAAACACTTTCCAGTTTTTTCCCATAGAAGTTTTCCATCTATATTAGAATAAACTTTAATATTCCTAACTAGTCCTCCATTGTATCCAGTATCCTTCTGCTTATTCCACATCGCCGTTTGGGATGGGTTACAAGCAATAAAACTAAAGACTAGCAGAATTGCTAGAACTACGAACAGGAATTTTCTCATAACTTCTTTTCCTTCTTTTTGTTTATTTGTTTCTTGATTTCTTGGTTAATTGCTCCAAGTGGACTAGCTCCAAAAATCTTTGCTGGTATATACCAAATAGGCATTGTGATTATCGACCACTTCATTGTGAAGAAAATCAAATAACCTAGAGCGGGAATACACAAGAATGCGTAAGCCCACCATTGTGAGAATACCCAAATGTCAACCTGAAAGGTTGCCCATAGGAAATTCACATACGCTAAAAGAATTTCCAAAAATTCCATCATTTCTTCACCTCTCTTACAAATTCAAATAATTTCATTATATTTTTAATAGGAGAAATTTTCTCCTCATTAAAAAATTCTTCTATATTCTCAAAATACTTTTTTACATAACCATCTACAAATCCATTTAAAATTACTTCAGAGTTTTTATTAAGAACCTTTTTTTCATAGATGGCCCAACTTAAAAAATTTGCTATATCTTTTTTTCTTTTGATGAAATTGTCAAATTGAATAGTCCAGTAATCTTTTTTTCCAGTATAATGCCTTACTCTAATCCAGCCATTTATAGAAACTTCTTTTATTAGTTCTTCTCTAGCTTTTCCTTCCGTATATAATTTTTCTTTATATTTCTTGTAAGTGTTTTCTATTATTTCTTTAGTTATTCCAAATTTTTCAGGATGATAAATTATGTCACTGATATGACTATCAGTTGTCATGTCAGTTATTTCTTTATTTTTTATCCAATAACCTTTCACTTTTTATTCCTTGCTTCATGCTCTTCCTTAATTATGCAGTCAGAACAAATACAAGTTTCTTCTGCTATTTCAATAGTAAGAAGTTTTTTGTCTTCTTTACTTAATTCTTGCCATAACTCTTTACCGCAAGAACAAAAAAATTTAACTTTTCCCATTTTTTTCTTTCATTTCTATTTTAAACTCATTATTAAATGGAACGAAAACTGAATTAGTGCCAAGAACGGAATAAATCCAACCACCAGACACTCTTAAAATTTGCATATTTTCATCAATTATTACTTGGTGAATTTTCATTCCATAGATGTTTTCCATTTGTTTTCCTTTAGTGGGCTGGGTAGGACTCGAACCTACGGTGTTTTGTCTGAGACGCTTGATTTACAGTCAAGGGGATTCGCCACTATCCTTAACCAACCCTAAATTCTTCATATTTCTCATATAAGGTAATAGAATTTATATTATTTAATTTTTCCACAGGTATAAAATATTCTTCGTCATCTTCCGTTAAAATAAATAGATAATCACAAGAATTTTTTTCAAATTTCTTAGCATAATTAAAACTTTGATTTCCTCCAGTGGTTCTTAAAGATGCTTTATAATTGCCATTAGATTGTTTGCTGGTGGTAGTTTTTACTTGTACTTTTAAAAGTTTTTTTTCTAATTCTACAATTAAATCATATCCTTGATTATCATTTAAAGGTATGCTTACTGTAATTCCATTACTTGTAAAATACTTTATAGCAGAACCTATTCCTGCTAATCCTTTGTCTTTACTATTTTTATGTTTTGAAAGTTTCATAAATTTATCTTTACATAAGAGAGTATAATACTCTTTTTATACAGACCGCCGACAAAATTATTTCCCAAAGAAAGATAGTCGCTTGCCATAGTTACATATTGTGCTAGCCGTTTATCTAACACACCACTTGTTAAAATGGAGCAAGCCCCTTCACACTTAACTAATTCAAAATCTAGTAACTTGTCATTGTTGAATCAGAATCGCACTTGGGAGTCGACTATCTTTTTTACGGAAGCGCAGCGATTTGAACGCTGAAAGGTTTCACCCTCGTCCGGGTTCAGACCGGATGGACTACCAGATTATCCCACGCTTCCATTAAGCAATTTTCTTTTTATCTTTCCGTTCTTTTTTCTCTTGTCTTTTTATTATACCAGATTTTTCTTTTTCTGTCAATTTTCGCCTAAGCCAATTTAATTTTTTTTCTTTTTCTATTTGCTTCACTTATTTTCTTTCTAGTTTCTTCTGAAAAAACTTGGAGTTTTCTTTTTTCTTTAATTTTTTGTTTAGTTTCTTCCGAGTGATGCTTACCAAACATATTATTTTCTTCACCAATTTTTGCTTCACTCATTTTCTTTTTACTTTCTTCTGAATGATGCTTGCCGAGCATACCATTTCCATTCTTCTTTTGTAGTTCGCTCATTTTCTTTATAGTTTCTTCTGAATGAGTTTTGCCTTCATGCGCTTTACTCATTTTCCTTTTACTTTCTTCAGAATGGGTTCTTTTTCTATTTGCTTCACTTATCTTCCTTTTATGTTCTTTGTGAAGGTGTTTGTTTTTGTGCCCTCCACTCTCAAAATTATATCCATTAGGAAAGATGCTATTACATTCTTGTATGTAATGCGTTTCCCAATAGTCAAGTTCTTTTTCTGGAACACTTTCTAATAAAAGTTTATCGAAATTATCACTTCCATATTTTTGTATTGCTTTTCCAGTTAAAGAGTTGGAATGTTGGTGACTTCTAAATCTTTTTTTAAAAGTTTGTGTTGTTTGTCCTATATAACACTTATCGTTTTTTCTATTTCTTAATATATAAATTATTCCCATATATAGTCTCCTATAACTATATATGTCGCGAGTTGCGGATTGTTAGAGTTGAACTAACGACTTTTTGCGTGTCGAGCAAATACTCTACCACTAAGTTAAACCCGCATTTCGGAGTAGCTGGGTACGATCCAGCAAGTCTTCGCGTTCGAAGCGCGAGATTTTATCCAATTTAAACTATACTCCGGAAAAAATAAAAGGTGCATAAAATTTCACTGAGACAATTGAGTAATCAATTATCTATAGAAGCCCCTATCGTAAAAATGATAGGAAATGCACCTTTTTCAGATATGTTTTTAAAGAGGATACCGCCTCTATTATATTTTATAAAAGGGCTGGCTCGCAACTGCTGAGCCAACTGGCTATTTATTAGGCCCCTGCGGTCTGCCAGCGTGCCGAGGTTCCACGCCCTATGGAGATAAAGAGAATCGAACTCTTAACCTACAGACTGCCAGCCTGTTGCTCTGCCATATTGAGCTATATCCCCGTTATTAAACTTATCCCGATGGACCTGACCCAGTAATCAACTCTTCTGATTTACATTTACTACATCTATAAACACAATAACTACCATTCAATTCTCCAGTGCTTTTCCATCTGTGTTTGCATTTTGAATTATAGTTGTGCTTTTTATCAAAGAAATATTTTTTTGGAGATAAAAACATCATTGCTATTACTACTAACATTCCTAGAAACATTATCCCTAGAAACATTATCAATATCAAACTCAGAATTATTGTCAACATCATTGTTCCTTTCATTCATTTTACCATATTAGAAAATTCCCTGTTGAATGAAGTATCTAAACAATCTGCCACGACTTTTAATCCATTCAATAGAAATTCCAATTGCTGATTTTAGTCCTTTAGGTTTGCCTATTTCTGTATCTTGGAAATCATAAGCAGCTGGACACATATCGCAAGGTTTTTCATTAATTTCACCATACCCAGCATTGCAGCAATTGTTTTTACATTTCCAGCATACAACCATCCAAGTTTTACAAAGTAAACAGTATTCCCATTTGTATGGGTTCACAGCAGTTTCAATTCTCCTGTTATTGCATCTATTTTTTCTTCTTCATCTGGACCTATTGCTATACAAGTATTTGTAGGCATTCCATGAAATTCTGTAAGCCCGTTATCTTTAATAAGAGCATTAGGAATTTTTGCTTCAAAAGCTTTTTTCTGTATTTCTAGAAGTTCTTCTTCGCTATTAACACCAACTACAATTTTAGTAAAAGAACCATCTCCATAATTCATCCATTTAATCATGGGTTCAGGTATATTAAATATTTCAAATCTGTCATGGTCAGTCCATTCTGCCATATCGAAAAACACTTTCATTGAGGCATGAGCTACCTGTGCGGCAAGTTTTCCTTTCCGCATATTTAAATCTTTACGAACTACTATTACTTGTTTTACGCTCATGTTTTTCTAAAAATTACCATTAAAGCTTCAGCTGTTATATTAAGCCCTCTACTAGCTATATATTTTCCAAGTTTTGAATTAAATAAATAAACTATATTTTTAATTTTGTTATTTATAGAGGGATAGATAGGAATCGAACCTACAAAATGATGGGTTGCAATCATCCGCCTTTGCCATTCAGCCACTATCCCATTGGACCTTGCGTGATTTGAACACGCCTGAATTTCTCGGTGCAAGCGAGACGACCACCCTAGCAGTCCCAAAGCCCTATTCTCCGGCGGCTGGACTCGGACCAGCGACCCTTTGTTTAACAGACAAACGCTTTTATCTACCATCTGAGCTACGCCGGAAAGTTTTCAATAGCTAATAGTAGGATTTGAACCCACGGTGTTTGTATTCTTGCTTACAAAGCAAGCCCATTCGACCACTCTGGCATATTAGCAATAGAGCGACATGTCAGACTTAAACTGACCTCTCTAGCTTGGAAGGCTAGGGCACAATCTCTATACCAATGTCGCATACGGAGTTGATGGGTGACACTCCCACTATTTCAAGATTGACAATCTTGCGGCTCTGTTGACTGCCTCCAACTCCAAACTTATTTCTTCTTAAATATGCCTTTGATTTTATTCCATAGCCATGCTGCTGCATCAGCAATTGCTTTCATAACTACATCACCAGCATACTTACCAACGAAAAATGCTATAACTACTAATGCTAACCAAATCAACCACATATATTGCCTCTTTTATTTATCTTAACATTTAATTTAATTTTTGTCAAGCTTACATGTGCCAGCTTAAAACCTTTTCTCCATAATCAGCTGGACTTCCTGCTAGCAAATCAAGCAATTCTTTTCTTGAACCGCCAACATTAGTTAGCAAGCAAAATAGGATTGTAGAAAAAATAAGACAGGCCATAAATGTAGGCAAGAACACAATTATTGATTCTGATTTTTTCATAACCAAAATACAAATAATTATGAGAGAAACAAAATAAATAATTTCTAGTAAAAAACTATGAGTTGCCCCACCAATAAATACTCCACCAATATATCCAATAATGGCTGGAACAAGCAATCCTATTAGAAGAACGCCTACTGCTTTCCCTAAAAAATTATCCATTTTTCCTTTCCTTAGTCCCACAAATAAAACATGTATTTTACACAAAGCTTTTCTGCTTTTCGCATTCTTTCTTTGTTTTCATCCATTTCTTTCCAGTCATCCCTAATGAGTAGTTTCACAAACCACAGCATTTCCTTAAGAACATCAGTGTAAGCTTTGTCCCCATTGACATCTCCCAGTTTTTCAAACTCACTAGGAAATCCATAGTGATTATGGATTAGGTGAGTAAGTCTAGGAACAATCCATTTACACATTGCTATACCAAAATCCCATACTTCATCATTAGAATAACCACGAGTTATTTTTTGATAGAGTAGTTTAATTTTATAAGTAATGCTTTTACCAAAATATCCAATACGCATATTTTTTTCCTTTTTACCGGAAAGTAAGAGATTTGAACTCTTGAACCTTGTTTAAGGGTTGCGGCGTTAGCGGTGCCGTGGTTTTAGCCAGACTCACCCAACTTTCCTAATTTAAATTTCCTTTAATTTCTGTATTTCAGTTTTTTCTTCTTTGCTGATTTCTTCGATGAGTATTTCATTAACGAGTTCATTAAAGGTAATGTCTCGTCTGTGTGCTTCTCTTGCTAGAAAGAGAAATTCTTCATCGCTTATTTCAACCTCTACATTAACCATTTTTTCCTCGTTCATTTATTGCTCCTTCTTGAAGTATATAATTTGTCCAGAACCATCCTTTAATAAAACTATAATAATAAGTCTTTTTTTCAATTATTAAAAAGTTAAACATCTTGGATAAATAAATAACTTTATCCATTTATTTAGTATCTCCAGTTGTTACTTCTATATTTAATATATCTATATTTACAACTATGTAAGAACTATCGCCAGCTTTTACCTTTGCTAAAGTCATCTTATCTTGTAAATTCCAAACTTCTTCAATAGTTCCATTGAAATTTATATAAGATACTTTTTTATTTACTAATTTTTCTGCTTCTTCTAATTTCATTTATTTATTTTTCTTCTCAAGAGAGGAAAGTAATTCATCAACTTCGGAAGCTAGATAAACTTCTGTATGTCTCTCGTTATGGAAAGCATGGGCAATAATCATTGCTGGAGTCATGTCTTTGTAGGCTTCTACTAAACAAGTATCTGCCCAATATAACTTCAATTTATTCATTTCCTAACTCCTAAAATAATTATATCACAAATTTTGATTTTTGTAAATAACTATTCACGAAAACCGCCCTTCTGCCACATATATCTTAGACAAAAAAATGGGCACCAGGCTTGCCTACAAGAGCTTACCCAGCACCCATACGGAACTTTCCCCGTAGTCATTGTGTCTTTTCCACAACGTCAGTGTAAAAGGTCTGGAAGGTAATTTATTTTTAAGTGTAAATTTCCACTACCACGAAACCACTCCCCGTATCTTTTTCGAGGCGTCACTTCCATTTACGATGATGGTTGCCTAACGGATACTTTATCAGTCACCTAGTCTTCCCTAGGAGCCATACACATAAACCTTTTCGCTGGCGATCAACCCAGCAGTTTTTATTGCTTCGTTCCATATTTAATGATAGGGGAGGCAATAAGATCGCAATTGGTGCGAAGCATCCGCATACGCAGGTGACATTCGACAAAAGCGAACTGGTAGGGTCCAGAGTCGAACTGGAATCATTCACCTTATGAGAGTGACAATCTACCATTAATATACCCTACTACGAAAATGCGAAGAGAAACGACCGTATCAAGAGAGCATCGAACGAAGTAACCGCATCAATTACAGCGCCTAGCTCTTGGTGGATTCTCAATTAATGAACGCCTTACGGCAGGTCATTCTAAAAAAGAGAGAGAAAAAAATGGGTAGGATTAACATTTACCTACAAAGTAGATTCACTTTCAGATTATTCAGCCACTACACCCACTCCTCCGTCGAGAAGGGGCTTGTATGTAGGAAGGATTGAGTACCTTCAAGTCAGGCAGTGAGTAGTGCCATTATAATGGCTCAGGGATTTCTGCCCTTCTCCTTACTAGTTGTGCGAACCCCAAGGGTTGTACGACCCCCAACTAGCTTTCGTGCTTTATCTGCGCAGCGAACTTCTAGCTCTCACCAGTTCTTCACTGACAAGACGCCTTATCCACCTCAATGGATTGTTCGGCAACCAAATTTTTCTCTCAAATTTAAAAGAACTATACAACTATTGCCCTTTAGACAATAGAAGATCTGTTCCCACACATGGTGGGTCAGGTTTTAATCGTTCTGACTTTCGCACAGAACTGGGCGACTGCGTCTCTACCGCAATTTTAACCTTAAAGTAGTTTCACCACCATCTAGGCTGTCCACTACTAAAATTACAAAATAAAGGAACAAGGATTTGAAAGACGAGATGCCCGAAGGCGATAACATTTACAGTGTTGATAACGCCTTTTCATTCAGTTCCTTATATTATTATCTTATCACAATGATTGAAAATTGTCAATCATCTTCTGTTTCAATTTCCTGTGTGGCAAGATATGAAGTTGTATTTGACAAATAGGATTGCGACCAACCCCATTGATCTTCAACATAATTTATAGCATCTTGCTCGGAAAGCTTTATTTCTTTTCTTGTGTCTATTGTTACAAAACGAATTGCTCTATCGTAATCATTTACATGTTCTTCTGGAACTGGCAGAGTAAAAAATACTCTCAACTTTTTTCCAGAAGAAATATTGTCAATGTTCTGCTTTAAAACTTCTATTGCTTTTTGTTTATAAAGAGCAACCGCTTTTACAAACTTTTCATGATGTTCGTCTCTATTTTTTACTAGTATAGAAATAAGCACATTCTTTTCTATCATTAAATCCATACATTCTCCTTATAGGGCTTATCAGATTTGAACTGATGATTTTAAGATTGAAAATCTTACGTCCTAGACCAAGCTAGACGAAAGCCCCATGTTCGATATAAATAGATTGGATGACATATTGCCAGTCGACGGGCAGTTAGTCAGTTGCCCAATCACCTTCTGTGGAATAGTCCCGTTAAGCCATATAGACCTTGACTATCAGGTATTAGAACTATCGTCCTAATTTTAGCCGTCGCACATATACGTTCTTAAGGAATCGAACCGAAATTTCCTAGCTGAGTGGCTAGGCGTCCTGAAATTTCCAGACGAATGTCCTTTGATTTACTCCATTAGACGAAGAACGCTCGATGGAAACGGTAGGGGTTGAACCTACATTTACTCAGTGGATACTGTCGCTCACACTTTTCTTTACTGCCCTGAATTCTTGTTTTAGATCTAAACTTAATTCATTTCAGTCGTTTCCGTTAAAAGAGAGAATACTTATAGGGGCTTAACCTATCATACATCTACTTTAATAGCTACAGAAAAGTAGGTATTCTCTCTTTACTTTTTATTATATCACAATTTTTGTTTTTCGTCAAATTAAAAACACTGCCGACAATCACCCAAAAGTTAATTTAGTGGAGGTTTGACCGCCGACCTAAGATTATTGGGACACGGGATGAGACTCCATTAACGATTAAACGACTGGCAGCAGTTTTATTTTATTACTACCTTTACTTCTGGATGCTGTGCTTCATATTCATGAGCTAGGCGTTCTCCATGTTCTTCTGTATTTGCCCTAGCTACATCAAAACCCATTCCATGGTTTAAGCCATTACACGGGCACGAACAATCTTCTCCTTTTGCGTTATAGCAACGAGCATCACAGCGTCCTATCATTTTCTTATCTGTATTATAGATTGCTATTAAAGTCATTTCTTTTTCCTTATAACACTATTATAAAACATTTTTTGATTTTTGTAAATTATTCTTTTCTTATATTTCTGTAGTTTAATGAATCCATTTTATATTTACATTTAGGGCAAACATAAATCATTTTTGGAGTTTCTTTCATCAAAGTTCCACAAATAGGGCAAATAACATCTTTCATTTTATTCCTCCAGCTTTACATATGTCTCATAGATACAACTAAATTCTTTTGGTAGTTCAAAAGGTAAAGTATCAAAGTGATAATGAGCGAAATACCAGTGTTTGAATTCAGTATTATTCTTTATCTCTTCTAAATAATTTGGTAAATCATAACCTGAATTTTTTAGAGAACCATGAGATTTTTTTCTTAACATAGCATCCACTATTGAAAATGGACCTTCATGTGTAAGAATATAATCTACTTTCTTTCCAGCTTTTTCCAGATTATCCAAACCATTTTTGTATTCTTTGAAATTAGGAAGTTCTTGTTCCCACCAACTAATATGAGAAACTCTAAACATTTTATCAATAGAAATTCCACCACCAAAGACAAAAAACTTTTTATCTTCGATAGTATAAATATTCCCACGACGAAGATGAAAAACATTATCAGTTACTACACCAACTTCATCGCCATATTTTTCAATGGTTCCAAGTCTGTCAATGCGGTCAAAGTTTTCATGATTTCCATCTAGCCAGAGAATATTATGTCCTTTATTTTTAGCAATTTCTAATTGCTTTTTTTCATTTTCTTCATAAGTTTTTTGCTGGTTCCAAAGCACACCAAAATCTCCAAGAATGATAATTACATCACCTTTCTTGGAGGGAATTTTATTGAGTCCTTCTAGTCGTCCGTGACAATCGCCAATTAAGAATACCATATAATGATTATATCACAATTTTCAATTTTTGTAAATAACTATTCACAAAAACCGCCCTTCAGCCACACAGATTTTAGACATAAAAAAAGTGTCCTTCCGGACACTTGTTCTTACTTAGGAACATTACCTATAGAACTATGTAACTGTAAAGTGATTTTATCTATAGCACCTTCTCCCCAAAGAGATGTTACCCTGTAAGAGTACTGATATATATTTTGTGGATGAGTACATTCATGTTGATATATAATTTTGAAGATTCCAAATTGAATTCCTGTCTCAATTATATAATTTGTAAAAGTAGGATTCCAACTGGCAATACTTCCCTGCCAAGGTTCAATTTGAGTAGTAATGGAAGCGCCTAGAAAAACGTGCTCAAAAAACCAAACATCAAAACCTAGAAGTGTATAAAATGATTTCATAGGTTTCGAAGGGTAATCTAATTTTACGTTGTAAGTATTTACAGAAGTCCATCCACCAAACTGCGAACTGGCCCATCCTACATCAACGTAGTAGTCAAGTCCAATCCAGTCTTGTGCCGTTGCTGTAAAAGCAATAAGCGAAAATGCCAATACCAAAAAAATCTTTTTCAAGTTATTCTCCTATTTCTAGAGTTGTGAATTGGAAATCATAACCAATGCTGAGACAATCCCAAGTCTTATGATTTTTCTCATTAATATAAGGTTCCCAACCATCATCGGAGTTTTTTGCTTTCCTTTTCTTGGCATCTTTTTTCATCCACTCAAAAGCACCTTCATAGGTTTTAAACCACTTAATGTCAATCGTGGTAGTATATTCACTTCCCATTGGGCCACCCAAATGAGATAAATCCTCAACTTCAACTTTCCAAAGTTTCTCTTTCATAAAGTTTTCTCCCTTGTATATATTATATCACATATATCGTTTTTTGTAAAGCAAAAAAATAAGGCATTTCTGCCTTACTTCATACGAGCTTTGTATTTTTTTCCGTAAAACTTTCCCCAGTTTTCCCAATCTCCCTTTTTGTAAAAAAGGCACTTGAAATCAGAAATGTCATAAGATTCAAAAATCTTTTTGTAGGATTTTCCATTGGGAAGTTCAGGAGTTCTGCGAACTTTCTTATTCGCAAGTTTCTTGAAGTAAGGATTTCTGTCACAAAATCCAATAGCGTGTTTGAAACTATGAGACATGTTTAAGCTCCTTTATAGTCCTTATCAGATTTGAACTGATGATTTCAAGTTTGAGAAACTTGCGTCCTAGACCAAACTAAACGAAAGGACTAAAATTGGTGGGTTTCGTACCACCCGAGTTTCCAACGAACCTTCTCTTACGCCACCGATGCTATTAATAGTGCCGCCTACAAAGTCAGCCTTCGGTAGAAGAGTTTCATTTGTAGTGATTCAGTCAGGCGTAATTATTAATTTAGGGAATACGAAATCAGTTGGCTGAAAAACCAATCCGTTACCCTTTTTATTTTTCTTTTAAAGGACAACAATCAGGAAAGATTACTTCTTTATTTTTTTGCTTCATCCAGATGAAAGATTTTAATTTCGTGCAGTAATCATCAACGTCACCATGAGAATTCGCAGGACAAGAAAAGCAATCCTTTACTTCATGAACTAGCGTTAATTGACGCGCTTTGAAATTTAGCGCCATTTGAAGCTCCTTTCTTTTTTTGTGGAGATGATAGGAATTGAACCTACACCATTTTGCTTGCGAAGCAAATGCTCTACCAATCGAGCTACATCCCCATAAGTAGGATTGGATAGGGTTACAGGACATGCCACTCACCACTGTTCTACTCGATATGTAGATTACCAATCCTAGAGGACTTACGCCCTCTTTGCGATTTTTTCCTTGTGAAGCTTCTTGTAGAGGCGATTGGTTTTCCAAGCCTTCTTTCGAAGCTCGCTCTTTGCGTTTCCAGAAATCAATTTACCTTTCAATTTTTTCTCCTTGCTTTATTATATCACAATTTTCAATTTTTGGCAAGTTTCATCTGGGAATAAGATTGCTTCATCAGTATTTACTTTTACCTTTTCAGTAGATACTTTTGCTTTTTTTACCTCTTTTATATATTGCGTAATGCTATATATTGTCCGTTCAATCTCCATCTTTTTCGCAACCTATTAGTTCATATTCAAATAGACCTAGAATAGGTTCAACAGTTACTTTCCCATAGACAAGTCTCTGCTTGCTATAGCCTAGCAAAAGTTTTCCATTGAAAGTTTCTTCCTCAATGGGAACATCTGTATAGACATTGAAGCAAGGAACATCTTCTTCCTTGTAAATAAATGTTTGAGGATTATAGTTCATGATTGCTCCTTTATTTAAAACTTCGGAAAGGAGAGGATTTGAACCTCCGGTGGTTTTATCCACACTACATTTCCAATGTAGCGCACTAGACCAAACTATGCGACCTTTCCACTTTGTTCCCAGCGGGGCACGATCCCACAATAAAAGTTTAGGAAACTTTTGGTTTATCCAATTAGCCTACGGGAACTAGAGCAAGGAGTAGGAATTGAACCTACGGCTCGTGGCTATTCTGCCCTCACGGTGCTACTCTCTAACCCAACGGCGAAGGGTTCTCGCTGGTATTCATTTCCAGTTGCATTATCCTTGCTTTTATAACTTATATTATATCTTTCAAAACTTCTTCGATACTACCAACATCGTGTTTGGTAATCACTACTTTTTCAGCAGATGGTCCAGTGATAGGAGTTACTTTCCAACTGGTTTTTACCCCAAGCCCAGCACGAACAGCATCTGCGGTGAATTTATACTTTCCACCACTTCCCAGCTGACCGATTACAGAATACTTGCGACCCTTTGGAGCAATCGCTACGATTTTGTAAGTCTTTCCAGCCACGATAGTCATTTTGCCGAACATATCTTTTGTAAGTCCAAATTTTCCGCAATAGGCATCCCACTCTGCTTTATCGGCATCTTCTGTCGAACCAGTAGCATCTAGAAACCTTCCTTTTGTAGAAAAAGTGAAATACAAGTCAGTATAGGAGACACCTCCCATTTTGAAACTGACACCATGCTTTACACCTACCGAAGCAAGAGCAATGGCAACATCACGACTGATTTCTCTCAACTTCTCACTTGTTCCGTTCATACCTTTGCTCCTTTCAGCATCTTTTGAAAAAATGCCTTTTCGTTTTTTGTAGCTGGCCGCATATCAAGGGAAATTCCTTCCCTCAAATCGCAAGCAGCATATCCCCAATCATATCTTAAAAAATTTCCATTTGGAAGTTTTTGATAAATTGACGACATATGAGACTGGGACTTGAAATAAAACTCGTCCCCGATAAATACAATTTCCTTCTTCATTTTTCTCTTTCTTGAAATAAGTATAACACAAATTTTGTTTTTGGTAAAGTCGTCAAACGTCAACAAATAATTATTCACAAAAACCGCCCGAACACAATCACTATATATGAAAACTGCTATATTTCAAGGCATAAAAAAGGGGATGCTTTTCAGCATCCCCTCCCACTAGGCAGCCTTCGCTGCCTTCTCGACGATCTTGACGATCTCGGAATACTTCCGATACCTCTTGACGTCCTCGCCATCCTTCTTGAAGGAGACGGTGACGGACTTGTCAGAAGCCTTCAGCACGATGCCCTCGACCTCGCCCTTTCCGAACTTGAAGATGATCTTGTCGCCAGCGGTCAGGCCAGCAGACCTCATCTCCTTGTCCAGCTTGTCCTTGGTCTCGGAATCGGAAGCCTTCGCGTCCGCCCTCTTGGACTTCAGGGTCTCGGAAACCTCATCCTTGAGCACCCGCAGATCCTCGATAGTCATGGTCTTGAGATCAATCATTGTTGACCTCCTTACTTGAATTTCAGTCCCGCATAAGCGGAACTAGTCTTTACTCTTTTATTATACAGGAATTTTTTAATCTTGTCAAGAAAAATGTGTCGCTCAGGATCATCAATTTCTCTTCTCCCCTGAACGACACTGAACAAGAACGGTGTGCGGTTTCGACATTGCCTCTACTCCCGCTGGGGAATTATAGGAACGGTGGTAAGGGTTATTTGTGAGGACATGCCTCGACGTAGATAACTACCCATCCACCGTTGTTTACATAGTATAGCACAAGTTTTTAATTTTGTCAAGAAAATTGGTGAGTTAATAGGCGTAGTCAGACTTCTCTTGCCAGAGAAACTTAATCACCTTCCTACCTAAAGACTATTGGCATAGTATCACCACTTTAGTTCTGTGAGTCGTGTAGGATTTGAACCTACGGCATCGAGCTTAAGAGGCTCGCGCTCTACCAGACTGAGCTAACAACCCATAGAGCCACCGATAGGATTTGAACCTATACAACTAGTCTACCGAACTAGTGTCCTGCCGTTAGACGACAGCGGCTAAAAAATGCCTATTTCCATCTTCAGGAATAAGGCTAAGCGTGAGCTGTTTTATATTTACTGACGTTGGTGGAGGTATTCGCCCCTCGTTTCTACGGGTGGTATTAACCAATCATCTATTTATATCGCTATCCGATTGCGTCATGTCAATGCTATTCATGATTAGCACCTTCACTATTATCCACCTATGAAGTTGTGGTCTAGCTTCAAAAGATGCTAGCAACCTTGCGCTTATTTATCTTAACACAATCTTTGAAATTAGTCAAGGCGCTTCGGCGCTTCTCGTTTTCACGAAGGCCACCATCAATCCAATTCACACAGCACCTTGACCAGTTCAGTATATCACAATCTTTGAAAATTGTCAAGGGGGGTTGCCTCAGACTGCTTTCGCAGGAGGTTGCTCTGCCCCTTGACTAGGCCTGTGCAGCTGCCGTTCTGTATGACTTTGCGCCACATTACTAGGCAACTCTCACTCACAGAGCGTGTTAAAACGTCCATGAGGGGAAAACACTTTTTCCCTGATAACCAATTATACAGGAAAGTTTCAATTTTGTCAAGGGTTTTGTGAGAACTTCACATTTAACAGACGTGATGCTGTTTTCCCCTGACTCTTTAATAATACACGAATTTTTGAATTTTGTCAAACTTGTGGGCTAGGTTGGAATCGAACCAACAAAGTCATAGACCTCTGTTTTACAGACAGATAAGCACACCACCTGCTCGACTAACCCATATGGTAGAGGTGGGTATCGCGCCCACAAAGTTTGGCTTATGAAACCAAATTGAATACTTATTCTCCCTACTACGATGCTGGCTAGTGAATACGTTTTTCCTGCCAGCTCTCAACGTGAGACCAACCACGTTTTGCGGTCTATATTATCTTATCACAACGATTGAACTTTGTCAAATTTCTTGCGCCTAGATAGAGTCGAACTACCGTATCAACTTTATCAGAGTTGCATAATAAACCGTTATATGATAGGCGCGCATAACCCCCAAAGAAAACGAAACAGATTACTGCGTCTCAATTGCTGACACACCCACATCACTTGTATTCTTTTTTACAATACAATACAAACTGCCTTAACGCTAGTCAACTACTAGCCCTCATCTGTTTCGTTAATTTATCTTATCACAATTTTTCTATTTTGTCAAGACCACTTCACTAGGCTCGCTAGCCACATGACGAAGGTGATTGCGCCTACACAAAAAATGAATAGGGCAACGATTTTTTTCGTGTTTCCTCTCCTCTCTCATAATAGTATAGCACACGGATTGGATTTTGTCAAGTTGGGCGGTTTTTGTGTTATTTTCACAATTTTATATTTTTTCATAAATTGTGTAAATGTGCGTATATTTTGTGATTTTACGTAATTTTTATAGATAAGTAAAATGCCTATATTTTGGGGTATTTACGCCGTATGGCATAGGGTTTTTGGCATTCTTTTTTCCGGTGAGCCAGACGGAACTGGTAGGAAAAGCGAGCACTTTTATAAAAAAATCGTCATTTTTTACTAAAAGTGAAATTGCCTTTTTTAGACAAACATTAACACTAGTATTATAAAAATGACTGCTGCTACAGTAAGAAACCCAGTTAGAAATCCTGTTGCGAAAAAAAGATGTGGTTTAGGACTATATTTTTTTGTTCTTTTAATAGTTTTCTCAATAATAGGTTGGCGGATTTCTTTTTTGTATTCTTCTTTTCTTCTTTTTTCATTGTCGTTGAAATAAGTTGAAATTTTTTTAATTAAGTCTAGAACCCATTTTATAATTTTGTCTAGAATTATAAATTTAGGTTCGTATTGTTTAAACGAATAAACTTTTTTTGCTATTCTTTTATTCATGCTCTGCTACCTCTAGAAATACTAAATATTAAGTATTCTTTCCATTCTTTAATTTTCCAGTAAATATTTTTTTTAGCAGTAAAATTTTTAAATGAAGGACTAAATAAAGTAATTAATCCTAGAATTTTATTATTCATGTAAGTACTCATATACTATGATATCTAGAATACTTTCGAAAATAGAACCACCATCTAATATCCAAGGAGATACATAATCACACCAATCATTCTTAAAAATTCTATTGAAGATATTTTTAGTGTTAAAAGTGCGATTAAGTATGAAGATTTTATCTCTTTGAGAGAGTTGATACACTTACGCTATTTCCTTAAATAGAATATACTTATGAGTTGCTAAATTATACCAGAACATTTTATAATCAACGGAAAACATTACATTTTCTCCATCTATTTTTACATAATTGATTTGTGTATTACATTGTTCGCAAGGGAAGGAATTTTTCCATCCTCCACCTTTATTATTTATACTTTTCTTCCATTTTTGGATTTGTATTTCGCAACAATTTTTTAAGTATTTCTTACCAGTATCTTCTCCGGGAACACTTGCTATTACTTTTTTCGCATCTTCTTCATCGACAAATAAATCTATATAGTTTAGTTTCTTTGCTTCTATATTTTTCATTTTGTCGGAGAATTTAATTATTTTTCTTTTCACTGGAGACAATACATTTTCCGTTTCTGCTAGTCCTGCCCAGACAGAAGTTTCATTTATTTTATAAACATAATAACAAACTTTATTTTTATAAACCTTACATCCTACAAAAATGTTGGTTTGGATAGCTGGAATTAAATTCATTTTATATAATCATTAGGAAGTATTATTATAATAGCACCACTACCATTATTCATAGTTATTTCTGCTACAAAACTTCCATCTTTCTTAAAGAGTTTATAGGTTTTTGTTAGTAAATTAAGTTCATATCTATCACAGAAATACCAGTTGGTTCCTATCCAGTTAGAAACTCCAACTTGATAAGTAGCATTATGCCTATAAATTTCTGCTGGTGTGTAATAGCAAGCAAAAAGAAATAATGATAATAGAATTGCTAGAATTATTTTTTTCATTTAATTCGCCAATCATCTTTTTTATATCCAAAAATATGCCATATAAAAACAAAACCATCAGGAGATTGAGTCTGGACCGTTGTATAAAATTCTAGTTCGTCTAGACTATCTACTGGATTTCCAGTTCCAAAAATTCTAAATCTTTTAGTTTCTTGAATTTTTATTCCAGAATCTACTAAAACCCAAGCAAAAATTTTATCATTTTGTGCTTGTAAGTTGATTAGATTTGCTCCGGCTATAACCTTTATTGCTGGCTCGTCAGTAATAGGAATTTCATACTTCCAAATAGTTTTCATTTCTTTATTCTTCCAAGTTCTTTTTTTACATATTCTTTTATTTCATCCCATTTAGAGACAAAATCATTCCAAGTATCAACATCAATGTTAAACCCATTTTTTCCTCGTGCCATTTCACCTTTGTTGTCATACCACTTCCGGATGTCAATTCTAGATACTCCACGAAACTCTGATACTTCCACAAATATATCTTCGGTAATAGCAAGTTTATCTGCCACCTTCTTCTCCTTCAAAATTTAGTTCCAATTGAGTATTTGCCTTTATAAATTTATCATCAATTCTAGTTCCAAGGTTCCAGCAAGAAACTTTTAAGTCTTTTAAGTCTTTTAAGTCTTTGAAATGTTCAATCTTTTTTATAGTTTTAAAATTTACATAATCTGGAACATGCCCACTTCTCCAATTTTTAAAATAAATACAAAAATCAGCAAAATTTTGAGAAATGCCAATTATAATTCCAGTTCTACCAACTAGATCTGGTTTATCCCAACCTAGGGAAATTACTTTTACTTTATCGCCAATTTCAAATTTAGTTATCAAAGTTTAGTTCCAGTTGAGCGTTAAATCTTTTAAACCATCTAAGTCTCCACCATTGCGGAATTTCATAAAAACTTAATTGATAAGATTCTTCATCCATAAATTTGATAGTTAGATATTTTGCTGTTTTTGCTTTTTCTATATAGAGATATTCATTTCCAAAATTATCAAATTCTCTTTGTTGTATTTTTTTTAGAAGAACTACTTTATCGCCTTTTTTAAATTTCAAAGTTTAACTCCATCATTTACATAAATAAAAAAGAGTAGGGTAATCTTGGTAGATAATTGCCTACTCTTTTCCCTTATAGTTATTATACTATAATTTTCCCTTTTCGTCAAGTTCTCTTCTGTGTTTTTAATTTTACAGAAGGCTTCTTCACGGGTGGAATTGTAGTTTTTGCTGAAGTTTTTGGCAAAGATTTTGAATTCTTTGGTGCTGTCTTCTTTGCAGGAACTACTACTGGCTTCTTTTCGAGGCCTAGTAAACTTTTGAAAAAACCCATATCGCTTTCTCCTTTTTAATAAGATGTATAATTTTATTTATGCGTTGAAATTAAATTCTAATTGTACTGGAACTTCTTTTAACCATTTAATATTCCATTTGCAGAGTATAACAGGGTCGTCCCAATAAAAAATATTCTTTGTCATTAAAACTCTCTTACCTTTAAAATTAATAGCAAGGGCATTCATTTCGTCTATATAAGTTGGAGATTCTTTTACATTTAAATTTTGTTCTATTAATTCTTTTAAAGTTTTGAGATAAAAGTATTTAATCATATTTAACTAGATCCTCATTATCTTCTTTCGTTTCCATTATTTTACTAATTTCACTAAAAGAATAGGGATAAAAATTATTTACATCTACACCAACATTCATTCTTTTTCCTTTAAAATTTTCTTCTATAATTTTTGAATGGTGGTGCCCGTGAATAGACCATGAGTTATGGCAAGAGCAGTTCCACGAAAGCATAGCATAATGACAGAGTGTAATTTTCTGTCCTTCAATTTTAATGTCTCTCATTAGAGATATAGAAGCACAATACTTTGACAGAAATTCATCAGTTAGTCTAATGTCATGATTTCCCCTAATATAATGAATAGTAATTCCTATAGGAAGTCTATTGAAAAACTTTTCAGCAGGTTCTACTTGAAATGACATATCGCCCAGAAAGTATAGAATATCTCCAGACTTTAGAACAGAGAGGAAGTTTTTAGTAATTGTTTCATCCATTTCTTCCACACTATTAAATGGACGATTACAATACTTAAGAATGTTAAAATGTGAAAAGTGGAAATCGGCGCTAAAGTAAATCATGCTTTATTATATAATAATTTTTGTTTTTTTTCAAGTTTTATAATTGTGAATTTTTTCTAGGATAGATTTTTCTGCTCCATGATAATAGTTTTGTATTTCTTCATCCCAGAAGTTTATGGTTCTATCTTTAAAAGTAGATTTCATAATTCTATTCATAAATCTATTTTCAAAATCTTCTCGGTCTTTGCTGTATAGATGGAACGAATCGGCTTGCCAGTTTATGCGTCCCATAATTATGTTTTTTTGAGTTGTCATTTGTAAAACATCAAGTATATTTTCTTTGATAAACATAGTTAAACCAAAGCAGTTCATCATGAAAGCATTGTAAGCATCATTAGAACGGAACGAGATGTTAGTGTTTAAATACCAGTTATTTTCACTTTCGGTTATGCGAAACCAAATAGACCTCAAGCATGCCGGATCATAAATATCTTTATCCAAATACGGAATCCAAGTAATCATTTGTGCTTGCCTAGTAAATGGGTCTTTTATTAGTTTTTTAATTACTTCTTCTACTTGATTTACTGAAAGGATTTTATCGCCATGTTTAGGTTGAATTTTTGTTTTGATAATTTTTCTATCATTTACATCTAAAATATTTTCATACCAAGAACCCCAATCTGTCATTCGTGAGTGGTAGGTATAATTCCAACGAGTATCTTTTTCATCGTTACTAGCCCTTACCCAATTATCTTTTAATCCATTAAGTTCATAAACATATTCCCTTAAATCTTCTATACCACCCGGAAATGCTTTATGTATCATTGGGTCAGTAAGTGGTTCCTCTATTGTAATGTTCGCTGTAGCGTCGATAGAGGGCATACCATCGGGTTTATCATATTGAGTTTTAACTTCTATACCATTGATTTTTAATTTTATTAAAGCATCTTCATATGCTTGCGCAATGGTTTTTCCAGAAGCCGAGATAATTGGTATATTCATATTATTCTCTAGTTAATTTGTATTTAAATTCTTTCATGTGTTCTTCGCAAAGAGTTTTTACCCAATTATTTTTGCTACACAAAGTTCCAACTTTACCACAAATTTCACCAAAATTATTAAAATAAAAATTTTCATAGAAGTTAAATAGTAAGATTAAAAATCCAACTTTATTTCCTTCAATTTTTTTATTTAGAAGGATGTATTTATTCATACCTTCTTTCCTTCTCCATCCATTTCAGGCCAATCAATTTTACCTAATTTTTTTTCTATTATTTTTCTATATGGTTTCTGTGGGGCATAACCTCTTTTTTTAGTAACCCAGAGAATATGCCCGTAATTATGTTCTTCTATTACTGCTTTATAAATTTCTACAAAATCTTTTAGTTCTATTTTCTCAACA